CTTCCGATCTCTTTTGGGCAAAACCATTCATACATTTTTTCACAAAGAGTTGCATCAAATATGGATACGGTGTTATCTTCCCAAAAACGGGCTTTACTTTCGGTATTTTCTCTACCTAACTCGGATTGAATATTATAGGTGTTAATCCACCATCTTTTACGTTCTTGCCATTCTTTAGAACGAGTATCTAAAATAGAGAAAGGTTTAATCATAACACAAATATACGAAAAAAGCTTGGAATTACCAAGCTTTTAACCATATTTTTTTAAACTTTATTAATCTAATGCGGATACATCTAATTCAGCATCTGCACTCATTTGTTGGATATATTCTTCTTCCATATCTCTCAACTTAACCAAATTTGCTTCATATCCTTTAATTTGATTAGTTAGTTTGATAAGAACTTGCTTTAGGATTTCTTTTTTCTTAGGGTCAGTTTCTTTATTATAAGGAACTACAGCTCTTTTTCTATCAGCCGTTAGTTCTTTGATTTTCTTTTCAACTGCTGCCGTTTTTACAAATATCTTTGGAGTCTTACCACTAATTTCTTTAACCACATTTTCCGGCACACAATTAGGAACTTGCTTACCACCTTTATCTTTCATCCCTATCTGCTTATATCCCGTCCAGCAAGCTTCTTCTAATATATTACTTAATTTTATCATATTATTTATTTTTTTAATGATGTGGATTTTTCATCTAATTTAAAATGGTCAACAACATCTAATATTTCATTATATCCCATATCTCCCAAATCATCAGCTATTTGATTTCTGCTTGCATTTGTTTTACCGGATACAAATATAGATACTGCTTTTTTAGTGCTTGATGAACCTTTATCATAAAAACTCATTACTTGTTTGAAATGAACATCGTTTGGTCCCATTTCATTTAACTTACTTCCTTTTACTGATTCTATTGCGTATTTAGCTTCTCTCTCATCCCACTCTTTTTTAGTCATTATACCCACACTCTCAACATTAGAACCACTCAACAATTTATCTACATTTTTGCTCAAGTATTGTTTTGCACCTCTAGCAGTATCAAAAGTTTTTAATAACTTCTTACCTCTTGTCATTGATAAATATGCTACCCATTGGCCCGGTGCAGAAAATGTATTTGCTTCATTTACTGATTCTAATTTTAAACTTCTTTGTGCATTAGTTAAACCACTAATGATAGATTTGATAGCTTTTTTAGTTGCATCTTCATCTCTCATCATAACTCTTATTTCTAAAGCTTTAGTGTTTGCTTTTAAGAACTTAACAAATACATTATAAATAGTTTTCCAATCGTTTTCTTTAATTGCTTCGTTTACTGATTCGTTTGTTCCGTATTCGTGATAGTTAGATGATGCTTGTGAAATGAAGTTTTCTGCATTAGTAATATGGTCTTGAATCCAAGCTGGAATATCCTTTTCGTTTTCTCCCATTTTAGCTTTCAATTCAGTTGCCATCTTAATGATAGTATCTAATGAATTGTTTGCCATTGATACTTCATGGTCTTCAGCTTCTTTTATAGTAGGTTGTGGAGTAAATGCCTTAGCATACGGATTAGAATAAACTTTACCTTGCTCAAATTTTCCAAATGCTTTAGAATTAACTAAACTACCTAATTTTATCATTTCGTTTTTATTTTAGTATTTTGGTCCCATATTACCCTTTGCCATAGAATCTGCCCACAATTGGAACATCTTCTTTAAATCAGCAGGTAATTGTGTATCTCTGATAGATAACTTACCTTGTGGAGAAATATGTGCAATTATTTTATAATCATCATGCTCTTCTTCTGCTCTATTCCAAATGGTTAAACCATTTCCCATATATCCAGAACCAATATCGTATTTTTTAGCTTCCTTAATTGGTTTATTACCCAATCTCTCTTTCATAACATCCGTAGGGATATCAGCTATCTCATAATAACGATTTAGGATGTGACCCATATCTTCATATAAAGAATGTAATCTTTGATCCATTGCTTTTGCTTCTGTTGCAACTTTATCGAATGAACTACCTAATTTTTCTAATTCATTCATATTTCTCTTTATAGTGAAAGCATCAAACCAATCACCACTTTCTCTCAATGTCATTTCCTTTGCAGCCTCAACAATACCACCTAATGTTTCAGCAATCTCAACAATATCAGATTGTCTATTCATTTGTTCCTGATATGTTTTATAAGTTGATATGATTTCTAAGAAGTGCTTTTTTACTTCCATAGCCAATCTTCTATCCGATTCTTCTTTTATTTGTGCTGCTTTTACTGATTCATTAATAGATTTTTCTAATGAAAATTTTCCATTAACAATTTTTACTTCTTTTAATGGTTTTATAGATTTTGGTGCAGTTTTAGGCGCTTTACTTAAGTCCAATTTGAACTTATTCTTACTAATATATCCGTTTAAATCAAACTTTTCCATATTATGCAGTTTCTGTTATAATTTCTCTCATTAAATCTTGTGCTCTACAAAAATCACCACACACATCTGCTTGCTCATCCAATTTTCTATTTACAGACTCATTCATAGGTCTCATAAACGCACCATGTGTAGATGGGTTAGATACGAAATCCCAACATAGTAATTCAAAATCTTCTTTTACTTGAACTCTATTTCCCGATAAAGGTTCGGTTGAACCCATACCACGAGAAGATATACCTAAAAGGATTCCAGCTCTTAACAACTCTTTTAAAATGTTGCCTGATGGAGTTGGAAGTATTTCAACAGTACCAACAACATCATCACCTTCCCAATGAACCTCTTTTATATTGTGAGATACATTCTTCAAGTTGATTACAGTAGATTCTGGGTGGTCTAATTCACCCAATGCTCTTCTCTCTTGTATTAATTGCTGATACTTTTTAACCTCTCTATCTAAGATGTTTTTTGGATACACTCTACCATTTTGGTTTTCAGCTCCAGCTCTTTGAAGAACACCTTTAACTAATGTTCTACCACTAGCATCTTCTTGTATCTTACCTTCAAATAAATTGGTTTCTATTAAAAGTCCTTTCATATTATATTAATCTTTTATAGTTACCGGATATTTTTTTCCGTTAAACTCAAATTCCGTTAATCCTTCCGTTTTTGCTTTTCTAGCTGCGTTGATAAATGCTCTACCTTCAGTTACCGATTTTACTGCTTTTCCTTCCATTACACCAACTGCAATATCACCATGAACAAAATCAGGTTTAGATGCGTATTTTTTATTTACAATCGCTACCTTATTGTTTGGGGTAGGTTGGATAATATAAATTGGTAATGGTTCAGTAGCGAAAGTATATTTCATACCTAACTTCTTTAATTCTGCACCAACTCCCATAAATGAAGATGCTGCTTGAACTGCTGATTTAATCGCATCCATTTCCTTTGGAGAAACACCTTCTTTAACTACCGATTCTAAATATACAAACTTACCATCGGATGATGCTGCTATTTTTTTTGAATTTAAGAAATCAGCTGCTTTTTTAGCATTAGTTGGTGAATCATAAACCATTACACCATCATCTTCTACTTTTTTAAATCCTTTATGAATACTACCCATATGTTTAGCAACTTCAGGAGATAAAGATTCTTTAATTGTAGATTTTAATTTAGATAATTCTCCTTTTAATTTAGAATCCAATCCTCTTTCAATCCCCCAATTAAATGATGCTTTAACTAACATATCTAATGGTAAATTACCATTCTTTTTACCAAATGGCGAAGTTCTAATCCAATCAATATAATGTTGTGCCAATTCCTTTGACATCTTAGTTCCCTCTGCTCTCGAAGAATCTCCACTAACTATAGATTGAAGTAATTTAGTAGCCATTCCATGTGAACCTTCGTTTACTGATTCTTTCATGCCTTTAAGTTGTTTCCATAATGGCATAAACTTATCTAAAAATTGATCACCAGTAATTTTACCTGCATTAGATAGAACTCTTAATTTTTCTATTTTATCCAATATATCTTTTTCGTTGGATTCGTTTACCGATTCGATTGTTCCTTTTAGCTTAGAAGTCATCTTAGTAAATTCGGCTTTATCAATTCCTAAACTATCCATTACTTGTCCAACCACTTGAACCTTTTGATTATATGTTAAATCAGAATTTTTGATTTTATCAATAGCCATATCAAGCTTTGATTTTACAGCCGATGGGATAGTTGCTTTTGGTAACTCCATAGCTTCATCTGCTTTCTTACCTGCTCTCAAATCTGCTAAATCAGAAGATTCTATTTCACCATCTCCATCAACATCTAATTTCTTTTGTCCACCTACTAATTCCTCTTCTACTTTGTATGTTTCACCACCAACTTCAAATTCATCTTCACCAGCCTTTTTAGCAGCGGTTACAGCGGCACCAAATGCGTTACCTTCATTCTTTTCACCCTTACCATCCCAAGCAGAATCAATCTTATCAAAGAATGCTTTCTTTTCCTCATCACTCATAGATGGGATAGATTTACCAGCTTTTTCTAATGCTTTTTTGAAGAATGCCTGATATTCAGATTCTTCTGTCATAATGTTTTTTACCAATTCTTTCAACTGAGCTTTATTCATCTTTCTATTATTTATGCTGATAAATTTGTTATTTTTGCGGATATTTTATTTAATCTCTCTCTGATAACATTTAAATGCCTTTGGGTTCTTTTCCAATAATCAGAACTATTCAATCCGTTTTCGTTTTTTATCTTACTATACCATTCGATGAATTGTTCAATTTCTTGTAATTGGTTTCTCATATTACGAATACCAACACCTATCTTTTGATTTGGAGTTCCTTCTGTTTTTTTTAATTCATTCCAGCGATTCACACCCTCACCAACAATGGTATGACCAGCACCACTAGCTTTAGCCATTTGTTTGTTCTTTTTCTTTTCAGAACCCGGCTTTGTAAATGCAGCAGGAGTATTATATCCAACAATACCACCTGTGGTGGATGCTTCTTCTAATTCCTTTTCAGATTCGATTTCTCTAACCAATTCTCTAACTATCTGTCTTAATTTACTTTCCATCAACTTTGCTTTTTAATTCTTTTAATAATTCTTGAGAAAGAAGTAAAACGGAAACTTGACCATCGGATACACTTCTACCCAATTTTTGTCCTTTTAATACAGATATAGTTTCGTTTAACTTAATGGTGGTAACTTTATCGGATATTTTTTTATTCAATAAATTTAATTCCGAAATTGTAGATTTAAGTTCTTGTGTAAAATAATCTTTGAATTTAGAAGTATTAGTTATATTGTTAATATATTCTCTCAATACTTCTTTTTGTTTAGAATCTAAATTAGTATATTTCTTATTGAATGTTTCTACTAAAATCTTATAGGTTAATAAACGAATATCTTTATCTTGCTTTTTATACATCTCAACCAATTGTTGAGCTTCATCTTGCGGTTTAACCGATTTAGATACCGGTTTAGATGTTATATTTTCAATTAAGGTAATTTTTGAATCAAATATATCTTTAATATCAGTATCTGTTGTTTTTAATGATTCAAATACTTTATATATAGACGCCAAAACTTTATAATTTGTTATAGGAGATGAAAGAAATTGCTCTGAATCAAAACTCTCTTTAATTTGCTTGATAAGATTATACTTTTCCTTATTTAATTTAGTTGTGTCCAATTTTGAATATGCTTCACAAACTGTTTCTACAAACTTTTCTGCTCTAGTTTCTGAACTATACTTCTCTTTATTTAATAATTCATAGAGACGTAATTCTTTGTTTAGTTCCTTTCCTGGAGCAAAGAATTCCTTAACGATTCTTTTTGCGTTTTCGGTCTTGTCCCCATTAAGAACCTCTAATGTTATCTGTCTTACTAAAAGTTCAAATAACACCCCAGTATTCTTAACCTTCGAGTGCTTTATTTTTTTCATTTATTTTACCCTATAATTGTTTTAGAATTCTATATAACACATATAAATATAAAAAATTTATTCTTTATTAAAATTTAGTGTCATCTAATAAGTTTTTTTCATCCAAAAGGTCGGTTTTTTCGTTTTTTTCGTTCAAAACCTTCTTTTTTGATGATATACCATTTATATATTCTGTTGCTATTTTTTTTGTATTTGCTGAAACATAAACATCCCTTTTACGTTCCTTATGATTTTCTTTATCCCCCAATGGGTCTCTACCATAGGGATGTTTATCCTTACCATAAGTATTACCCTCTCTTGGTCTACCACCTACATCAGGATTAGCTTCACTTTGAATCTTTGTTTTTAATTCTGCTAAATCACCTTCAACATCTTTTGGTTCTTGTGGAGCAGCCGGGTCATTACCCTCATTTTCTATAGAATTGTAACGGAATGTATCTTTAATATCATTTACCACTTTACCTCTCTCATCTTTAGAATCATCGGTACTCATGCCAAATATATTAGAATAAATCCAATCTTTAGATAACATCTTTAATGCTGCCATATCAGTTGCCAATCTAACCTTCTCACTCCAAAGATTTACTTTTTCTTGTTCATATATTGTAGATGCGTTGGTTAGAGATAATTCAAAGTTTACCATTTCAGAATCCTCAATACCCTGAGATGCTAAGTGGACTATTGCCACTTTAGTCAATTCACTAACAATTGTTCTTTGGATTCTTTCGATTGTTCTAGCAAAACGAACATCTTCTGCTGCTAAAGTTGCTTTACCATTTACATTCTCATCAAATGATAAGTAAGCCTTTGGAACTCTTAGGGCTGCGAATAATTTAGCTTTTAGATATTCAATATCATCAATTGCTGCATAATCCAATCCTCCCAAATTATCAATTGATGTTCCACTATCACCACCCCTTACAGGTAAGAAGAAATCTTCCGTAAGGTTTTGCATATTGTATTTTAGATTATAATCTCCAGTATCTTTATTAACAAATGGAACTTTCTTCATTTTGTTAATAATCTTCTGCATATAGTTATCCACTTCAGTTGGTGGGATATTACCAATATCAATTTTGAACACTCTCTTTTCAGGTGCTCTCATAATACGATGGATTAACATCGCATCTTCCATAAGAGATAATTGTTTCCAAATTCTTCTTGCCGACTCAATCATCGATTTACCATATGGAAGGAAGTTGGTGTCTGAAAGTAATCGGAAGTGAGCCATTTCATAATTTTCCCACTCACCCTTTCCTGTTCTATCCATTTCAACTTTGAACTTCACATAATTTGCATTTTTAGGATCTGCTCCTTCCAATCTCTCACTATAATATATGGATTGTGGAATTACATTGATAATACCTTTACCTTCTGCTATTTCCAATCCTAAAAAGAAATCTCCGTATTTTACCAAGTTTCTTACCCAAGGCCATAAATTGAATTCTATGTTTATTACATCATAGAATAAATTATGTAGGATTTCTTTTACATTTTCATTTGAAGAACGAATTTGTAATACATCACCAAATTCATTTTTTGTTGTAGATTCATCAGCGTATATATCCAATGCCGATGCTATAATCGGGTCATTATCCATAGCATCATAATCTCTAAAAAGTTCTCTACGAACTTGATGATATGCCATTGATTGAGCGCCTGCACTCGTTTCATAGAACGATTTTTGTAATTTAGTGTATCTATCTCTTAATTGTAATAGGTTCGTATTGGTTTGTCTTTCATCAACATCCACTACTTTTCTCCTACCTTTATCATCAATACGAACTACCGCAGTTGTTGAAAAAAGTTTTCTTAACCTACCAAAAAAAGACCTATCATCGTTTTGCTCTGCCATTTTCTATTCTTTTATAATTATAACCTTTATTTTATATATTTACCACTTTCTACAACTCCAATATCTTGCTTTTGTTCTTGGTCCTGGTTCATCACAATTCATTCTTGCTCTAAAACTCTTCCTTCTTTCAGGATTATCTTTTTTAATTACCATCCCTTTCTGTCCAAAGTTCACTTTAACAACTTTATCCGTTTTAGGGTTTTTAACATACACCTTAAACTTCTTAACATCACCCTGCATTGGTTTACCCAATTTCACTTCTCTACCCTGATACTCTGCTTCAAATACACAATTACAATTAGCTTCTGATAATGAAGTTGAATATGCTTTTAAGAAGTTTATGAAATCATCCATATCTTCTTGCTCAACATCTAATTCATCATAATCATCAATTGGATTATCAATAGGAGTATTACCCTTTGAATACGCAATATCTATGTATTCATCTTCTTTTATAAGGTTTATTAACTTAATCATAATTTTATATTGATAGAATGGTTAAATATATTATATAAATATCAAAAAAAGTAATAAAACTATATCCATTTTGATAAATCTTCCATTTCACCATTACCAAGCCTCATAGCCCATGGGTTACTATCCATATTAGACCCCCCATAGACACCATCAAATGTATTTGTTGCAATGCCACTCAACGCCTGTTTTGTTAAACTGATACCTTGCTGTTTCAATCTAAGAGCCGTATCTCTAACCCACAATCCAATTGCAAATGCCATTACCAAGTCATCATTATAACCTCTCATAGCCTCTGCTCTACCATTATGAAATATGAAAGTAAACAACTCATCGATTAAACGAGTAGAACGAACTACAATTGATTTTTCTCTAAAATATTCATCTAATTTAGATATAATCAAAGGACGTGTTTTAGAGGTGGTTGAAAACCCAGCTATCAATCCTTTCTCTTCTGCTCTATATCTATTTGACATTTGATGTTCAACATCTACATATTTTAAATCCTTACTCATATAGAATAAGTTTTTATATCCTCTATCAATTACTTGTTGAATACAAGCCCATCCAATGTTTGCATTCTCTATTACAAGCAATGCATCATTATATTCGGTTGAAAGAGATACTAAAAAGTTACCAAAATCTTTAGTTTCAATTTTTCCTTTATATTCAGCAACTTGAGTTGAACTATCTATATCGATAACGTGGGCAGTTGAAAAGTCAGCTCCATCACCTCTGGCAACGTCCGCTACAACCATATATGATTTGTTAAAATCAGGGTATTCCCATTTCCAAAGATTACTATCAATATATCCTTTTTCTACCGGAGTTTGACAATATGTTTCTTTGTAGAACATTAAAGTTTCCGGGTCTATTACGGTATCACCTGAAGATATAAAGTCACAATCACACTCTTGTGCTGCAATTTTAATACCTAACAATTTAGTTTGTTCATCTCTCCAAGTTTGGTCTCTTTCAGGGTGAACTGTCCAATGTAAACTGATTGGATTGAATGGATTTTTACCTTCTTCAGAACCTACCCATGTTTTATGAAACCAATTACCCACACCATTTGGGGTAGAAAGGGCGATACAACTACCACCCGTTGAAAGAGTAGATTGAGCAGATGCCCAAATATCATCGATATCATCAATGAAGGCGGCCTCATCAAATATAAGAAGTGATAAGGCTTCAGAACGTCCTGCATCAGGAGAACTAGCAATAGCCTTAATTTGAGAACCATTATGTAAACGAAGGGAAAGTTTGTTATCTTCTAAAGAACCACCCTTAAGCCAACTAGGAAGTAATTCATGCATTACTCTAACCTTAGTTACCAAGTTCTTTGCTACTTCTTGTTTGGTTGCAATAACCAACACATTAAAGTCTGAGTTGAACAACATCTTCCACAAAGAATATCCCGCCGATAGAGTTGATATACCAGTTTGACGAGATTTTAGAACTATATTAAAACGATTAGCTGCAAGTTGTGTTAGAGTTTTTTCCTGAAATGGGAAAAGGTGAAAAGGAATTTTACCTCTAGTTGGGTGCTGAATCATACAATACTTTCTCATAAAGTATATAGGGTCAGTTGCACACCTTTTATACTCTTCAGCTATTATTTCCTTTAAACTCTTCTTTTGAACAGCCATAATTAATTATTTGGTGCCGTAACTAAATCGTAGTTTTTATCTTTTAATAATTCCCAAGCACCATCTCTTAACTTAACGGCTTCTTGTATTTCTGATTCGTATCTTTCAATATCTGCCAAAATTTCAGCTTTTAATTCATCAATATCCTTTTCCATTCTCCACATTTCAATTTTACCATCTTCACCAACAACCTCATATTCTTGCTTAGCATCCGAATGGGCTTGCTTAAATTTTGCAACCACATCCATACCATGAGCAATCATATTTGAAGTTATTTTATATGTTTCGTAAGCCTCCCATAATCCATCATCTTTTATTTCAAATTCTTTTTTAGCTAAACATCGTGTGCAATAACCAGTTTTGGAAATAAGTTTTTTATCAACTCTACCATACTTTATTGTTTTACAATCCGATGATTTACAAGTATTTAGTTTATTTAAATACTGTCTAACTTCTTGCATTGTATCTGATAAATCTGATACTTTCATTTTACCAAATTCTTTTTGTTCCCAAGTATCTCCCTTTGAATCAGTCCATCTATCACCAACTTTTCTACTTACATTAGCTTCTTCAGCACCTGCAAAAGATACAAACGTATCCTTTTCATATTCTTGTCCATGTAACACCATATCAACCAACTTTCTACGTGTTGGATGCATGAATTTTTTATTAAACTCTTTAGCCATAAATTATTGTTTATATATATAAATATATATAACTTTAGTTTTCAGAAATTTTTTACTAATAGAACAATCCCAGTATTTGGTTCAATGGGGCGAAAGCGCCAGTCAATTTATAAGTGTTCCCATTATATACAAATACAATACCTTCGTTTGGAACAATCTTATCAAACCCACCCAATGCTTCTAATCTTTGTAATTCTAATTTAAGTTTTTCTACTTTTTTAGGGTCTCCAGCTTTTTTAACATCAGCGATAGTTTGGTTTAATCTAGTCAACATTTGTTTGGTTGCTTCCGCTGGATTTGCGGTTAATACCGATTGCATAAATGAAAGAACATCTGCACCTACACCTAAAAATATTTCTTCGAATTTCATTAGGTTTTCTTTTGCTATTTTAGCTTGGTCTTTTTTATCAACACCATCAGCCCAAGTTCTTATCTTCTCATCGGTTATAGTTGCAATTCGGAAACTTTTATCTCCAAAAGCCCATCTTTTAACTAATGCAATCTTTTGTTGAGCATCTAAATTTTTTGCATTCTTTTCCACAAAATCAGTCCACCAAGCCTGATGATATTCCCCCACACCATCACTGTCTGATAATCCAAACTCACTTTGGAGTTTAGAAATCATACCCATATATTTGGGTTGTAATTTAGAAAGATCTTCATTCTTTGGTAATTTTTGCATTGGCGGTCCTTGTATCGTATATTTCGATTGAACATGCTGATTTACTTGCTTAATCATTCCCGCTAATGTCTTAGCTGCCTGCTGGTCTTCTCCGATTGCAACACCCTCTTCATTATACTCCATTGTTCCGTGGAATACTAACAAAGGTTGGTTGTATGGGATTACGTTTACCGAAGTTGGGTATATTACTTCCAAATTCATAAAACAAGCACCATCTTTAAATATCTTTTTCTTTTGTGGTTCTGATAGTGAACCAATTGCTTTTGATAAATCACTCATAGCAAAGTTGTAAGCATCGGTTAATCCACCTCTACCAGCAAACTTATCTGCTACCTGTCCTATTGTCATAGCACCCTCACCTTTGTTCTTTAAGTGTGATTTGTTACGAGCTGCTACTAATCTACCATTTATCCAACTAATTGCCAATGCCTGCCCATCTGTCTTTTCTCTTGCTACATCTAAATCTCCAGTAAGTGCTTTTTTAACTATATTTTTTAAATCTCCAAATGTAAGATTCATTTCAACATCAAACGGATGTGCCATATGTCCATAAGCCCCACCTTCAGTTAGTAGTGATTCATTTACTTTACCCGTATCGGTTTTGAAGAAAGGGCCTCTTCTTACAGTTTTAAAATCTAAACTCATTTCGTTTCCAAAAATATCTTTTGGAGAAATAATCTTTAATCTAATTGTTCCGTTTTTGTTATCAACACCTAAAGTTTCAAACTCAATTTGAGAATACTTTTTACCTTTATATCCTAAATTCTTACCAGTAATAAATTTATGAACCTTCCCACCACTTATCGCTTGAGCTTCTTCTAAATCTTTTAAATCATCATCACTCATTCCTAATCCTCTGTGGTTAACAGCAGGATATGTATGTAGTGTATTAAATCTAACATATTCATTTATACCCTTATATGATACATTTGGATATTCTTTGGTTACCTTAAGTAAATCTTTTATACCCAAATCGACTTCAATAGTTTTTAATTTAAAATTCTTATCGATATTATATAAAGCAACAACTCTATGATGTCCATCTAATATATAACCATCTTTAGATATAATAACAGGTTTTGCTAAATTAGATCTATCAGTTCCCAATAAACTCTTTACTTTATCTAAGTTTATTTCTTTTTGAGTCATTCCAACCTTAGATACATTTATAGTTTTAGCAGAAACCTTAACGCCTACCTCTTTTAAAAATTCCAAATAATCTTTTATATCTTTTGAATTGATTTGAGGCATTTGAGCTCTGTTAACACCTAATGATTTTGATATTGTTACCACATCTACATCATTACTTTCAAATTTATATATCTGATTTGATGTTTTATAATCATCATTTCTCATTATAGTTTTTGCAATAAGTTTATTAGCTTTTTGCATAAACGGGATATTGATATTAGTTCTTTTATCTTTTGCTACTAACTCACCATATTGTTTTAAAAAATCTACAAACTTATTTTTATTCTTTCCCAATCTTTTAAAGAATCCAGTAAGTTCTGCTGCTGATATTTCTTTTCCGTTTCTAGGGTCAGTTAATCTATCGAAGAAATGCTTATCAGTAATAACAACATCCATTGGATTTAATTGCTTATCAGCATATTTGTCAATTTGCTGTAAATCATCCATAGGGATTTCATTAATTACTGATTCGTTATTAAAAATATTTACTCTTTTAATTATTCTAAAAGTTGCTACTTTCTTACCATTGATTGTTGGCATCCCATGCTCATCTTTACCAATTGATTTTACAACTGTTTTTTTGTTTTTGAATTTACCCATTAAAATAGTATCACCTATTTCAACATCTAATTTAATTTCTTCATTTACTTTTTCTATAGATGCTAACTTTGTGTAATACTTTGGATCTTCAAATAAATGGTCTAATGCTATTTCTTTTGCAACATTTGTATCGGATGTATGTTCTCTCTCTACTTTATATCCTTTCTTAAATTCATCAGTCAATTCACCAATAGAAACATTATGTTTTTTTGCAATATCACTCAATGATAATTTATCAGCTAACCCACCTTCAATTTCCTCATCAATCTTTTCATAGTAATTGTCTTGAGCATCCATCTTTTTTCTCAACACATCTCTTTCTTTTTGTTTTTGAGCTAATTGCTCTTTAGATGGGTATCCCATTGCTAATCCCAAAGCCTCTGACATTTCATTAGCTATTTCATTTATTTCTTGATTTGAAATAATTTGGTCTTGAGATTCAGTCATTTCCCAATATCTTTTTTCTTTTTTAATAATATTGTTTTTCTTAGGTTTTATGGATTTCCACTTATCAACACCTTCAGGTTTTTCAGCAGTTTTTAATGTGCTAGCTTCTACATTTTTAATTTTGTAGTAAACCTTTCTAAATTGAGAGTCGGTATCTTTACTTTTACCTTTACCTCTCATAAAATCACCTTTTGGTTTATCCAATTGTTTATAACCACCTTGCGTAAACCAAGGTTCAGGTTTACCACCATTCAATACTCTCTTCTGTCCATCGGATACATATCCCGTTTCAGGCTCACCCTCACCTTCACCACCATTTGCATTTACTGATGTTTCTGTTATAAATGATTCTTTTAAACTATCTAATTTTTTAGTTATTAAATCAAATATAGTTTTATCAAATTTAGGATAAACTTTAGTAAACAATTTCTTTCTTTCTTCAGTTTCACCATTACCCAACCAATTACGAACATCCGTTCCACTAATTGGATTTGGCTGAGCAGGAGATGCGTAAACGTATCCTTTATCCATATACCCAGCATCAACACTACCTTTGTATGGAGTAAAGTATTTACCACCTAATCTTTGCTCATCTTTTTCACCAACTACAGTAATCAGAGCCGTTGTATCTTCATCGTAGTTTTTTAGGATTTCCAATGGTGCATACGGATTTTTAACCTGAACTATTTTGTTTGGTGAAATTCCAAACATTTTAGTCATTATGGTTTTCTTTTCCTTAAAATTAAATGGAGATTTTTGGTTATCAGTTTTATCCGAAGTTCCTATATAAACATTATCTTTTCCGAATTTTTTAACCAAATGTTCATAAGTTGCGTAGTGACCTTTGTGAAATGGTTGGAATCTACCTGAATATACTACAACATAATCGGTTACCTTTTCGGATTCCTTTAACAATTCCTCTACTAAATATTCTGAAAGTTGACTCATTATTATCAATATAATTTCTTATACTGTATAAATATAACCTTTATTTTAAATCGGAATAAACCGTAACCCCTTTTTGGAGAACCACCTGCCCAGCAGCTTGATTTGCAAATGTAATTGCTTTTTCAACATCTTTGGTTGAAATATATTCTTTTGTGAATCCCGCAACAAATGTATCACCAGCTCCACATATATCGATAGGTTCATCAGTTGTAGCCGGATATACCTTTCCATTATGGGTTGCACCATCTTTATCCATAGTTGCTACGATTTTACCAACTAAATCATGTTCAGCTATTGATATTAGATTATTATTACATTCCGTTCGGTTTACTTTTATAAATGTAATATCCCTACACCAACTACCCAACTTCTTTTTGGTATCCAAAATAACCAAATTATGTAAAGAACCGATTTTAGCTATATCATCTTCCGTAAGAAATCCTTTACAATAATCAGAAATAACCACTGCTTTATACTTAGATAAATCAGGTAAATTATCCATATTTATCCTATCTACATAATCGTGGTCATCTACTCTCAAATACAATTCATTTGTAGTTTCATCAATATAACGAGTTTTTGTTATATTTCCGGTATCAGTAAGTATATCTACATCAACTCCCATTGCTCCCAAATTATTAGCAGTATTTGCAACCATACCCGCACTATACTTTTCATATAGTGGTTTGAAAACAGGAGCGTTCCCTTCAGGTGATTTTCTTTCAGAAACCCCATACACTAATACATCAGTGCAATTTTCACCAATAACCAATACTTTAATATCTTCCATTATAAAAACTTCTTAAGTTCGTTTATAACCATTTCTGAGGTTATTGTTTTTGTACATTCAAATTGTCTTTGTGTTCCTTTGTGGTCCGGGCACCAATTCCAATCGCCACCATCTAATTTTATTCTATTAAAACACCCCTCACATTTGCCTGTTGATGCACCTATTCTAACACAATCTCTCATTTCAGCCCACTTATATGAGAACCCACTTATCAATACGGTCTTAACTCCCAATCCCCAACTTAACCAACTCAAACCACTACCTATACCAATAAATGCTTCAGATTTTAGCATCTCATCAATTACCCCACTAATTGGTCCATTTGGTAATTGAGTTACTCCTTTAGGGTGAGAATTACCCATATAACCATCACCCTCTTTAGATACCAATTTAACTTCATATCCTTTACCTTTTAACCAATCAACCACATCCTGCCACCCAGTTGGGTTGTTCCAATATTTTGTTTGTGCAGTTCCGTGAATCGCAATTGTAACTTGTTTGTTAGCCGGCTTTTGGACTTGTGAGTGCTTTATTTTTGGTCTTACCTCTCTATAAGTTAAACCCAATATATCCGTGCACATTTTTTGCATTGGTTGGGTTTTAGGGTCTGTTGGATTTTTGTATAAATCTATTTTACCATCTTCTTTATAGAACAATCCCAAAGAATACATAGCGTATAAATTATCAACGCCTGTTCCAGGTGATACAAATTCAATTTCTGGATATTGTTCTACAAACAAATCATTCATAAATGTAGAACATATAACTTGACATTTATGCTTTTTTCTGAACTCATTGATGTATGGAATCCAAGACATTGTATCACCCAATGCTTTAGAATCAAATGCTATATACACTCTTTTATTTTCAGCATTGTAGGTATATGTTCTCCATAACTTACCATCCTCATAAACTTCAATTCTCCATTCTATGAAATACTCCATAACACATTTAGTCCACATATTATTTTTAATAGTGGTTTCGTATGGAATTTCTCCAGTTCTATTATTAATAAATTTAATATTATAACTAGCTTCTTTACCTCCTAATACTTCTACAGTAGCCCCTTTTATAAAATTAACTTTAAAAGTATTTTCAGGCTCTACTATATTATTTTCATTTTTAACTATACCATCGTATATCATACTTGCCAAGTTTTTATTGTATTATCTAGCAAAGAATATCCTTCAGCTTGATTACTATATAATTTATTTGTAGTGTATCGTAATTCCTTATGGTGGTAAAATATATGATTAAACCAAAGGTCACCAACATCCCATTCACAATCTTTTATTCTATCGTTCCACCATTCTCTATCTTTATTTCTAACTAAATACGCATGTGCTAAATCTTGGTTATGACCCGTCTTACTGAAGTGTTCATCTACTTGCTCTTTATATTGGGATGGGTTATTAGCAAAACTAAGAAAATACACATTATTCGATTCAGCTATTTCGCATGCCTTATAAACAATATCAACAAAGTCATCTACATTTGTATAAATGTATGCATCTGCTTCGAACACTAATGTATAATCATAATCTCTATTTAAATTCTCAACAGCTGTTTTATGTGCTAAATAACAACCATAATGTTTACCCGTTATCCAACCCAATCCAGCACCAGGCCATAATTCACCAGGTTCATTAGTTGGACTTAAATGGTCAGGTCTACGGCAGTGTTCTTTTGGTGCAAAATCTTTATATACTTCATTTACAATCGGAACATAATCCATACCATAACTTTCTAATTGTCTGATTGATTTCATACTCAATCTTTCTCTAGTTCCGTATGGAGTTGTTAACAAATGTTTGATTTGTATTTTTGGAGTTGGCTTAAATCCCAATTTTAATTCAGGTTGTAGAATATTTAAAATCAATTGCTTAGTATTGATTGTATCATCATTGATATAAGTTACCAATTGATTCGTATCATATGTATCTAAGTAAGTGTGTAATTTTCTAAAGATAGAAGGTAATCTATATGAAAGGGCTTCTTTAACCGATAAAGGATTTAATTCTAATTTAGAACTAAAATAAAACATATCAGCTGCCGCATAGAATTTCTCAACATCGTTTCGTTCACCCCAAACAATACAATTATCAGGTTTGTCTTTCATCAACGGGCCCCAGTAACTTTCAAAGTTTCCTGCCTGATTTCCTATGAAATGAAATTTAATTTTGTATTTGGATAATTCCTTTGCTATTTGAAATATTTCAGCTTGATTTTTACCAGGCGAAAATAATCCAACATTTAATACATGCTTCCAATCCGATTCGAATCCTAAATCTTTTTTAAATTTATTTTTATCAAATGTATGATTTTCAATAGGATATTCCCAAACTGAAGTTTCTACATTAGTAGATTCAAATACTCTCCTACTCCATTCCGATACTAAAACATATCTATCCGGATGATGCGTTATTTCATTTGGATTTGTAAACGAACCATGCGTAGTTACTACAATTTTGTAGTTTCTTTTTGAATTATCAAAAATTTTATCTAATACTTCTTTTGATAAATCAAATTGCGGTATTTCGTGAAAATGAATAATATCAGGGTTAAATTTGTTTATAACATCTAATATTTTAGATTTATCATTTCCCAAAATATGTAAAGGAACTGAATTTCTTATTTTGTTCTTTTGAACTGCAAATTCCTCACCACCTACATTATTGATTTCAACAACTTCTATTTCAAAATCATTTTTAAAGGATTCTATTTGTTTATAGAGATATTGCGGTTGTCCGCCCGTTGATAGGTGCGGAGCTATATAGAGTAACTTTCGTTTTAACATGGATATAACAATTTATCAAAGATACGAAAAAAATTCGAATTTACCAAATTTATTCCGCTACATCAAAAACCACAACACCTTCAACTAAATCAATTTCACCCTTTGGATATGTAGTTTCTAATGCTTTCAATTCTTCTTTGATACCCGCTAAAGCCGCATCATACATTTCTAAAACATCTTTTTTTGCTTGACTTGTAGTTTGTAGTTCAGTTGTAACCTCTCTCAAACGAAGTTCGATTTCCCCTAACCCCAATACACAATCATTTGCTTTTGTTTGTAGTTCTCTTAATTTGGTTAATACCAATTCATCTAATTTTTCTTTCTTTTGCATTGTAAACTAGTTTTTATGTTCGTATATAAATATATATTTTTTAAATATTAAGAATTATTAAGTTTCTCTTCTAATTTTTCTACCTTTTCATTTAATTCTTGAACTGCCTTCCATAAAGCAAATATTAAATTGGTTTTTGCAATACTCTGAGGGACAGTTTTCTTTTGTCCTGGATTATCCACATCATCAATTTCTTCATAATCCACAAATTCTTCTAATCCAGCTGCTTCCAATTCTTCCGCAATTATACCTATTTGTTGTGAGGGATTTCCTTCATCCGTATCAACATTCCAATAGAATGTTCTAACAGGCGTATTTTTTATCGAATCCAATAAAGATGTATGATTCCAATCTAAAATAGTATTTTTAAATCGTCTAGATGAATCAAATCTACAAACTTGCCAAATGTTTGCACCCGAATCGATTCTTATTTGCATCTCTCTTAATGTACCACCCACTGTACTTGCACCAACTATATTTTTTAATAACAGAGAGGGTCTTTGACTACCACCTACTGAAACTGTATTTAAAAATGCTTCATTTCCAGATGATGCTAAATTCCAAGTTAGTGTACCAACATCTCTGATATCATTGGCGTTCATATCAATATCACCCGCGCCGGCTTCAATACTTATACTATCCGCCGTACCACTACCACTAATTTGTAAAGTTGTATTTACCGCATCACTTTCTAATCGGTACCATCCCTTTGAAGTAACTGTTGGTAGGTCTGTACTTGAGTTTCGTTCTGCTTTAAAGTATTTACTCGTACCAGATGCAACTTGAACACCATCACTTGTCAATTCAACAATATTAGTAAGTTTATTAAATTGAAATTGAGGAGGTATTTCAGTTACCGAAATATCAACTTGTCCTGTAGATATATAACCCGTTAATTTATACCAGGTATATGCGTAATATGTAGTTCCACCTTCCAGATTAATTGTTTGATTTGTAGCTGCGGTTATATACGAAAGTGTACTTGGTGAATACAATACCATACTTCCACCAAAAACAAAATCTGCTAAAGTGCCAGCTGGATCATCAGTAGTAAAAACATCAACACCTACTTCTATACCAACATATCCATTCCAAGGCCCAAATTCAGCCGCTACATAACTACCACCCCCAAAATCAATATCATTATCAGCCCAAGTTCCAGTTCCACTAGTTAAATTTATAGCAACTCCATTCCCCGCAGTGTTATGATATACTTTATCATTAGTTAAATATGTATAGAAGTTGATAGAAGTTGCTGAAATACCAGCGGAGATAGTGGATGGGGTTACATTTATTGTAGAACCCCCTACACTTGATAATGCACCTCTTTTAAAAACTAAATCAGGATTTGATCCAGAATTTTCTTTTATATAAATACTGTTAGCCGATGCATCTAAAAATATTGTTCCCGCATTACTTCTAATTAAACCAGGCTGAATAATCCATCCATTTGAACCACCTAAAAATCCACTTGTTGCAGTAACATTACCATTTATTGTTAAGTTAACACCATCAAAAAATAATTTATCTGATAACGAAAATCTTCCTAAACTATCTAAATAAGCAGGTGTTGTTACGGAGTTAAATACACCACCCGCAGCAGGTCCTATATAAATTGAACGAGTTACTGAATTTCTTGCATCTAAATAAATCGCAGGTGTTGATAGAGATGCACTACCAACCGTAAATAAAGTACTTATATAACCCGCGCCACCTGCTAAAATTGGAGATGTTACGGAAGTACTACTTATAAAAGTTCCACCACTATAACTACCATTTGCTATTGAATCTGCAATTGCTTTTGCTCCCTGATAAGCTGCACTAGCCGTTACGTTTGCGTATGCTACACCTTGATTATAAGATGCTGTTCCAACATTTTGTGCATATGTTTGAGTTGCAGCATCCCCACCCAATACCGTAATACTTCCAGCTACACTTAAAGTGCCGCCTGAAAAACTCATAAAATTTGTGCTATCACCAACTTTGAATTGACCCGTATCATACCAATAGTTATTTGAATTGATATACAACCCATCATTAGTTGAATTTACATCAGGTCCCAATAGCATACCACCCGCGTTCAATATACCACTCAATTCTAATTGAGAACCATCCCATCGCATGTATCGTGTATTACCCGAATTAACCAATGACATCATTGGGGTTTTTGTTGATGCTACTGTTTTCGTTCCCATAAAGATACCAGTATTACCATATCCAATCACACCCGAAGATGTTTGGTCATTATCAGCACCAACAACTCCCGTTTGTCCAATTGCTATATAAGGGTCAACTCTACCACCTGCCAAAACTATATTAGCAAATTTCTCAGCTCCACCATTATTACCAACATTAATTGTATTCTTAACAAATGATTCTTCAAATATTGCTAACTTAGCTGCTACAAAGAATTCTTCTTTACCCAAATATTCCCAATACTGATTCTTAGTTCCCTTTGTAGGTTCGCCAACAACAGTTGGAGGAGCTTGTGCTCCAACAAGAATATATCCACTAGGTGGTGTATTTCCAATATAATAATCTAATGATGATGAATTATAATAAGTTCTTGCTCCTGATTTTTCAAGTGATGCCCAATAATATGTTTCATTTATTGCTCCTGGATAAATTACCGAATCTCTTCTTTTATTTGCTACATCAAATTCATAATCTAAACTGCCAGACCAAACTCCTCTCATAATAAGACCAGGTCCTATTGCCCCTTCGTATTGAACACTTAAAGATTGAGTTTTATAATAAACCGCTTTACCATCCTCTACATCAATTTCATAAATTATTTGAGCAGATGCACTTAATGGTAATAATGATGAAGTATTTCTTAAATAATTCCACTGCGATATATCACCAATACTAAAAACACCATTTGGATTTGGTAAAACCGAACCTAATGTTAAACCATTAGCTGGTGTTATGTGAGAAGATGTAGAATATAATGTTGCTCTATATTGACCATTTGGTATTACAGTTCCTAATTGATCAAATTGTGATGCTGAATATGCATTTACAGCTATAAGTGGTGTTCCACCTTTTGTTGCTAATATTTCAGTTCCTGTTCCCGCAACTGTAATTTCACCATATACATCCGCAAATATAGATGAATTTTCATTTGTTAATGATACATTGTATGGAGTTCCTCCCGATTGAACTCCACTTATTGTAACCTGATCTTCTGCAAAAATTTGTGCGTTTACATCACCACTTCCATCTCTCAAAGCAACTTTAAAAATTGCAGTTTCGCCAGGCGCAGCTGAATCACCAGATGATAATGAAAGTGTATCACCACCAAAGTTTATTGATGTTGGTGGTGTTAATTCAACATCATTTTTAAAGAATTGAAAGTATGCTGAACCTGTTGTATTGTATGCGGTGGCTGTTAATGTAATATCTCCAGCAGGCGATAAAACAACACCATCACCATCATAACTTACAACGTTTGCCGTTGCTGATATTGATATTGCTCTAGCTGCCGTTCCATTTGAAACTTTTGTAAACGATTGGGTAACAAATGAATTTAAAATGGATGAAGTGTAATATGGTTGATAAGTAAAATCATATTGTAAACTTCCTAAATTTTCTGTGAAAGCGGTTGCTGCTTGAACTATTACTTCAGTTGAATCCAATGAATTTGAAGCATAACTACCAGGTGCAACAATACCATCGGTATCTATGTTAATAAAATATGTTCCATTTTTTTGTTTAGAACCATTTGCCCCATTTTGATCATACACCAAATAGGTGTTTCCTTGCTTTACTCTTACCGATGTTACCGATGGTGTGAAATCCAATGGGTCTCCGTTTTCATTTGCTTTAATTACAACTGTTGTTGGATTAACTTCAAATGAAATGGGTTCTTCACCAATCAAACCATCAGGAACTATAGTAAATAATTTATCTACATTTACTGATGCGGAAGTCCAAGGTTCAGTATAAGTAAAAGATGTTATCAATTGCCTATTTTGATTATTAGGCATTCCTTCTAAATATGTTGCGGCATCTGGTCTCGAAGGTATTATGTTTCCTATCTCATCAAAAGCAACAATTGTTATATTTGGGTCACAACTATGTGTTACATAATTTATCCAATATTCTGCAACAAAATCATTGTTTAAAGACATTGATGGATAAACCTCAATTGAACAACTTAGTGGATTTTCAAAAGTTCCTCTTTTATAGAAAGAAGCGGTTGCCGATGAAAATGTTGGAATAAATCGATTACCATCAGTTGGTAATTTTGGAGTTGGATTTACACCAAATGCATCTGCATCATATAAAACTATACCGGCATCTAAACCATCTTGCAAATCAGTTAATGTTAATGATGTTAGAATTGAAGCAGAGTAGTTATTTGAAGATGATGGAATTAAATAAATTGTTCTTTGTCCATCTATTGAATCTCTATTAAATCGTGCGTTATAATCCAACTGACCAGAACCAGTAACACCAGCTGATAATCCTAAAACAAATCCTTTAGAGGATGCTTCGGTTAGAGTAATATATGTAGAACCCGATTGAACAAATAATTTGTAATCGGATTTACCTAAAGGTAATCCACTTTGAATATTTAATTCATTAATACCATCTATTCTTACTGCCTGAATTTCTAATGAAGATGATGCATCTGAGTTTCGGATTACCGTTCCATTATAAGGTCTGATTTCATAATTTACACCACCCTTACCATCACTAACTCTTGTGATAATAATTGTATCACTAACACCTTCAACGGCTGCAGTATATTCTATAAATTGAACAACAATATCATCTTTAGAACCTGTAAAGTTTTGAACTGATAAACTATAATTGTTTGGATCGATAACCGTCAATAAACCAGGATATTGTTCGCCTGGTCCGTATGATGATGCTGAGATTTCGTTATTGAAAAAATCAAATGAGCGTGATGTGAATGTGATTGAGCCCGTTATGAAATTAGTTTCCGCTTCTATTAAAATTGTTGTTGGTGCAACTGGGTTTCCTGTACCAGAACCCGAATCAAATTGAAAATATAATGAAGTTGGAACTAAATTTATACTCTTATTGATTACGTTTAAATTACCACCACTAAATGTTTTTGTTGCTAATACTTCAACAGGTATATAATTGTTGTTAATATCATAAAACTCAAAACGAAAATCAAAAGTTTCAGTTTCTAAGTTCCTTTGAACAGGTTGTATAAATGTTATCTCATCAGGTGAAAACGATGTTTCTTGTGATGCTCTTAAACTAACATCGGAAATATACCAATCATTTCCTTTAACTTCAAAATAAAGTCTTGCAGTATCAAATGAATCAGCAATTATATTTTCATTTATATTTGTTTTTTGCAAATATGGATTTGATGATGTGATAGTTGTAATTTCTTGAGTAATGGTTTTAGAATCTTTAGTTCCCTGCAAATAAACTTTTATATAATTTGTAGATGAAATAGAGCCACTAATTCTAACATTCATATCTAATGTATATTCTACACCAGAACTTATATCTATAGATTTAGATGTATAAAATTGATTAGCACCATTACTATTTAACTTAACCGAATTATATAGAAAATCCTGATTGAATGTTTTGGTTAAATTTGCTGATGATGTTAACCAGTAGTTTGATATAGTGTATGGTGTAAATAAACCATAATTTTCTTGGTTTCGTTCGGATGATTCTAAATCAACTAATATTTCATTAGATTCTAATGCAATTTCTTGCACAAACTGAAAATCCGATACTTCAGATTGTGATTTACGGAATACTTTAACTCTAGCAACATCACCTACAAATGTAGTTAAATCTGTGATGTTTATTTTTGCAAAAGAACCACTCAATGCAGTTCCAATTGCACTATCCTCTACTAAATAAGTAAAACTAGCAGTATATGGTTGTACATCGAAAGATGCTACTAATCCATTTGAAGAATATGGATTACTTACTATTAATTCTTTATTTGTTACTACATTAGATGGATTGAATGTGATACCTAAATTAGGCATAGTAACACTTCCATTTAATACTGAACCACTCCAATTTGTAGAATCCGTAATTGTTAGTAAATAAGATGATGGTAACGAAAAAGATGATAATCTAACACCATCACCCGGAACTAAAGGAGTTCCACTAACAATACCACTTTGTTGTATAATAGTTGGAGTTGCTGTAAATATAGGTCTAGATATTTCTTCTATTGCTACTTTTGGCCTTCTATAAAATCTTACCTTATCTTCGTTTGCAAGTAATTTATTTACTTTAAATGATTTTTCCCATTTTACATTATATATCCCCTTCCATTCATCGGGTATATCTCTTACAATATCATCTGCATCCAAATACTCTTTAAGTTCTCCCAATACAGTTATAGTAGCCTGCCCTATTGGAGTATCATCATATATATAAACAGCAACTACTTTAGAAGTACCTTCATAATATTCAGGTATACCATTACCAGGCTCCCAATAAACAGGATTACCATCAACATCTATTATTTCAATTTTAATTTCAGTAGATTCTAATAGATATTCAGAACCTTCTATTAAAAATCCGTTTTTACCACCACTAAAAGATTCTTTAAATTCGGTTATTCTAAAATAATCGGAATTTGGATTTGTATCAATTATAAATGTATTAAACGAACTTAAATTTTGAAGTTGCGTATCTCCGTATTTTTTAATTCTTGCCATATCTTATTGTATAGGAATATTTTTAATAAATATAACCAAAAAACAAAAATCTTAATACTTATTTTAGAAAACTAAAGAAATATAAAGAATATGAAGGTTGCGTTACTACTATCGGGCAAATTTAGAGGTAGTTATATACCATTTAACTATTTACAAAACAATTTACTCAACAAATATAATCCTGATATTTTTATAAATTACAATTATAAGAACGATGATGATATCGAATGTGATGAAAGTGAGTTGATTTCCATATATAATCCAAAATTGATAAATTTTACAAAAACACCGGATATTGTAAAGGAAAAAATAGATATGGTAAATGGATATGAAGTAGCAGGTGAATCAAACCCTTCAAGCGTTTTTAATATGTGGTGGGGGATTTATCAGGCAAATGAATTAAAGAAGAAATATGAGGAGGAGAATGGGTTTAAATACGATATTGTAATACGAACCAGATTCGATATAGAAATATTAGAGGAAGTTGAACTTAGAAATTGGAATAATAGTCTTTTTATACCAATGGGGTCTGATCATAGAGATGGATTCAATGATTTTCTAGCTTATGGCAAATCTCACATTATGGATTACTATTGTTCTAATTTTCATCATTTAGTTGATTATATTAAGGGAGGAGAACTAATACATCCAGAAAGATTACTAAGACGGCATTTGCAAGATTTCAAATGCACATTCATACGAACATATATGCCAATGCGTTTAAGGGGAGTATTGGTTAACCAAATAGATTATTGTGTAAATCCCTAAAATAAAGATTATGAAAAAATATGCTATGATACAAATTGATGCTGAACTACATGCAGCATTAAAAGATTTTTGTAAAGAGAAAGGTTATAAGATTGGTGGTTTGATAGAGAGCTTAATAAAGGATAGAATTGAATCCTCTAAAAAGTCTCTACCAAAAAAAGTATTATCTACTAAAATTTAACCTGAGAGAATCCATTTACCTTTTTGATTTCCATTAAGGTATCCACCACATCTCTCATAGAATCTATATGTGATATAATCATCACAAAATCAAATTGAGTTTTAAGGTAAGAGAACAACATATATAAAGATGTTAAATTCTCATTATCCAATGTTCCAAATCCTTCATCGATTACTAAGAAGTTTGGACGAGGTAAGTTACATACATTGATAAGTGCTATACGAATTGCAAGACCCGATATAAATCTTTCCATACCACTACACAATTCCAAGCTCCACTTAGAATCACCATATACTAAATTTGCGTTGATGTTCTTTCCTTCCAATTCCAATTCCATTCCGAAATCAACAATCTGTCCTAAGATATTGTTAATCTCACCTTCAATAGCAGGAATAGCTTTTTCAATCAATTCTAAAGAAACACCATCTTTACTCAATGCGTTTAGATAGTATTCGTATAATTTATTTTTGTGTTCTAATTCTTTTACTTCATTAATCCTTTCCTCATATACATCTCTTTGAGATTCTAATGTTGTTTGTCTTTTGAACACACCCATCATCCCATCGTTGGTATTACCCATTTTAGATTTTAGACCAGTCATTTGAGTTTGTAACCCATCCAACTCTTCTTTAATCTTTTTATTAGCCACAATCTGCTCTTCGTTTTTATAATACTCGTCAATGTTAGATGTATTCTTTTCAATATCACCTTCTATTTTATGAATTTGTAAATCACAAGCTGAGATTTGGGAATTGATATTGAATATATCCTTATCAACTTTGTTGTGCTTTTCTTTTAAATCGTTTAGAGTTTTTAATTTATCTTCAAATGGTAATAGTTCATTTATTTCTAAATTTAATTGAGCAGATTCAGTTGTATGTTCTTCTATCGTATCTTTTATTTTTTCAATAGCTTCTATGGCTTCTTCTTTCGAAGTTAAAATACTTTTAGAGTTATCCATACAAATTTCACAATCCGGATTATATTTGTGTAAATCCAAATGTGCTTTTTTATCCACTAATGATTGATACTTTATTTCTAACTTCTCAATTTCATTCTTAGCAGTTCTATGTTGCTCTTTAAATGTATTTAATTTACCAATACCTTCTTTGATATCAGTTTCATTTAATCCATCTAACAAACCCGATAATTGGACTTCCAATGGAATTAATTTTTCTAATCTTTCGTTTAATTCCGATTTTGTAGATTCTTGCTTTTGTAAATTATTTTCTAATTTAGTTTTGTTAGATTCCAATTGGGTAATATCATAATCAAAACTGCCGGTATTAATTATTTGAGATTTTAACTCAATAATCGATTCGTTAAGATCTTCTTCTACTTTATTTAGAGATTGTATCTCTTCATTGAATTGTTCATATTGAGTTTTACACCCATCCAATTCGGTTTCTATATCTGCAAGCTTTTGCGGAAAATCATCTGATTTAAATTTCTTAACTAATGTTGCGGTTTCTCTATTATCATCAGCTGCTATTTGATATAACTTATCAAATATATCAACTCCAATCAATTGAGAAAGAACTTCTTTTCTTTCTGATTGAGATTTATCAATGAATAGGGCGTTGTTACCTTGTAATGATAATGTTGTTAAAATGAAATCTTCAAAGTTACCTAAATACTTTTCAATGTTTTTATTTGTATCTCTACGTTGCTCACCATTTAGGGATTCCTCTACACCATCAACAATTCTCCAAAAGTTAACATCAACCTTAACTGATGTTTGTGTTTTGTTTAACTTACCAATTCTTTCAATAAAATATGATATACCATCTATTTCAAATTCAAATTTGCAATGGAAGTTTTCCTTTTGGTTATTTAGAATATTTTTAGATGATGAGGTTCTTGATGTTTTATCAAATATGCAAAAAGATAGAATATCAAATAGAGATGATTTACCACTAGCATTTGGGGCAAATATACCAACTATACCTTTAGCGTTATCAAACTTAACAACACTATCAGTTCCGTATGAAAACATATTTGAGAATTCCAATTTCTTTGGTATCCATAATATATTATCCATCTTATCGGTATTATCTACTTTCTGATTTGTTAGTTTATTGATTTCAGTAATAGCATCTAAATGGTCTTGCTCTAACAAATACCTTCTATCTAAATAATCACCAATCAAATGATTTTGGAATGTTTCATCTTTAACGTTACCAACTATGTTTCCATTAAGTCCATTATTAGACCTCAACCTAGCCATAGTATCAACTCTACTTACAGTTACTTCAGTTGTTTTGAATATCCTACTCAATTCCGTAATACAAGCCTTTGTAGTGGTTGCATCGGTTTCATTAAAGCGCAATCTTAATCGTGGATTTTTTGGAAGCTTAGTATCTAATTCATCATATACCCATTGTGGTATATTACCTTTGTATATATCGATGGTTAAATAACCATAATCATTCTTAATATCAAACTCTTCAAATGTTTTCTTTTCAACATCCCACAATAGATACCCATGCCCTTCTAACAATTCTCCGTGATTTTGTTGAACTAATGAACCTGCGTAAACTACAATAGGTTGATTGTTAGATGGATTGTATGTTTGTAATACTTGTCTTTTGTGAATATCCCCCATCAATACCATATCAAATCCTTCAAACATATCTGTTGTGAATGAATTTGATGATACTACATATCCAACATCAGTTTGTGATTTGTTTACAGGTCCGTGGAAAAGACAGATTTTATTCTCACCTTCAATTTCTTTGCCTTTGGGCCAATTCTCTTTTTTATCCAATATGGAATAAACGGCAAAAGTAAGATTATGTAAATTATAAACACCAGTGTCACGATAATAATGGATGCGAGGATTTTGAAGATTATCAATAATAGGCGTGAGAACATCTAATCTATGGTTGTTGTTTAAGTTGCAATCGTGGTTACCAGTAATAAGTATAACCTCTTTTAACTTTGAACACTCAGTTAAGAACCAACTAATCTCTCTTACCAATTCCGGAGACATTTCCGTTTTAGCATGAGCAATATCGCCTGCTAAATAAATGATAGAATCTTCAATGTTATCACTTTTTACTTTTTCCAAAAATTGATTAAATATCAATCTATACTCACTATGTCTTTTTAGATTACGAATGTGTAAATCTGCTAAGTGATAGATGTGTGTAATTTTTCTCATAGATTATTAATCTTGGTTAGAATCAAATCATCCCAACCTGTTTGTGTTTGTGTTTTAATTAATTCGTTTACTTTTTGAAATCCCATTTCTCCTGCATCTTTATCCGATGGGATTATATTTTTTACTGTAATTCCATTCTTAATAAAATAATCAGCATGTTTAGTAGAATCATCAATAGCATCGGAATCCAATAAAATATTAATTTCCTTAACTCCTTTTTCTCTAATTTTGTTTTTTAGTTTATTAAGTAAGAATTTACCCAACATAGGAATTGCATTTCTTTTAACTGAAAATGAATCAAATACACCCTCTACTAATGTTATTGGTTCATTCCAATTAATCATATCTTCAAATACAATAACATCTCTATTAACGGGTGGATTCTTATACTTCATTTTCTCATCCTCATAAAAAGAACGAGCTACAAAGTAGTTAAGTTCACCACTCTCATCATAGGACGGTATAATAATTCTACCACCATATAATCCATCTTCACAATATCCAATGTTGTATTTTACAATATCTTTTGCGGTTATATTTCTATTTCTAAGATATGCTATAGCATGATTATATAATGGATTAAATCCCTTTGGTTTTATATATAATTGCTTGAATTCTTTTGGTAAGAATAGTTTAGGTTCTTCTTCAGTAAATGTGGAATTGGTTTCAATATCACCATAGATGTCCTTCAATTTTGATATTGAACGAATATCTACATTAAGTTTACGAAGTAGAGAATTTATCGTTCTACCTTTAGCGTTACAAACCCAGCAATGCCAGTTTTGATTATCTAAGTTAATTTGAAGTTTTTTCTTATGGTGATGGCAGAATGGACAGTGGTGTGCTTGCTCATTACCTTTAAGGGATGAACCTACGCCTAAAGCGTCATCTAATATGTTGATTACCACTAACTTCTGCTTTCCACTTAGCATGTATAGAATATTATACCATAAAGATACGAAAAATATCCCAAAATACCAAATTATTTAGTAGTATTTATTGGGTATTAATCGCATATAAAATTATCCGTAAATATACGAAAAATATCTGATATATCCTAATCTTAGTGGTTGGAGTTTTTTACATCTCTAAGAAATTGCTCTAATTTGGCAATATCCTTCTTCAATTCATCTTTTGGAATAGTGTAATCCAATTTAAATTGAAAATCTTTAAGTGAGTTAGCTGCTACTGATAATGCATCTTCTTTGGAGTTTAAAAAAGAATGCGAAATCTTGTATTTACTTGCAATCTGGTCTAATGTCATAACTTTGGTGTGTTTATTGTGTCCTTCCTAAAAAACTTACCCAATATGTTTTCGTTTATTGAGTTTTCATTTGAAAGAACATTATGTTTAAATTGATAATATACTTCTAAATAAGATAGGGCTTTTTTAGAATAGCAAAATTCAATAATTTCTCTTTTGAATTCTTCTTCCTTCCCTTCTTTAATTTGCTCCTTTATCCACTCATTCGATGAGTAGTATTTTTCCCAATCGGATGCTTTCCTAACCACTCTTTTTCTAACCTTTCCTTTAAGTGGTTTTAATCTCCTAACTGCAGTTAATGATTTTTTACCAATATAGAATCTATTGGTTGGGATGTGAGTTATGACATATACAAATCCAATGGCACCCTCTGGCACCATTTCCTCCGTAACTTCTTTTCCATTATGTAACCAATTCATTATTTATTTTTTAGGAGTTGCGCTATAAAGCTTTCCACCAATCTCACCACCTCTAGCTCTTTTTAAAGCCTTTTGGTCTGTAGATAAATCTTTAGATGGTTTGTATGTATTTTGTGCACCTATTGGTTCTGGGTCACCACCTCTTTCATTTACCTTAGCCGTAGTTGGTTTTTGGTTTTTGTATAAATCTAGTATTGCCATAGTAATTCTTATTTGTATATAAATATCTAATTAATTTATTTATTAATCTTTTTTCCATCCACCACCCAATTCTTTATATTTCTTTGCAGCCCATCCGTTTGCGTATGCTGATGGATATACATCGAATTTTTGTTTAGCTTGAGATTTTGCATAAGACCATTTTTCCGGGTCAGTTGGTGTATTTTTTTCTAAAAATAGATTTAGTTTTTGCTCTACAGTTAATTTCATACTTTCGTTTTTATTTTTACCTGCACAATGTGCTTTTTGTGAGAATCCTTTTGGGTTAGAACAATTAATTGAATCTTTGTATTTCTGAGACCAATCTTCATTTACTCCAGTCTTTACAAATGTAGGTTTCTGTCCTTTCTTTTGCTCACCACCTTTTTTAGCATCTCCTGCATCTTTTTGTGCGGCTCTTTTTCTTTTTACAAATGATGCTCTACCATCTTTACCCAACTTAGCAGCCTTTTCATTTGAAAGACATGCTGCATAAGCTGAACCCTCTTCACTATCCCCACACTTACCCGTTTTCTCTCCTTTACTATTATATCTATCCCATCCACCCGTCTTACCTTTACCAAACCATTTACGAAGGTCTTCACTAATTGGTGTATTATCAGTTCCACACTTATGACAAGTATATGGATTATCACCACCATCGGATATATTCCAAGTCCAATGGCATTTATCGCAAATCACTTTGCCGCCATCTACCTTTTCGTTTAATATATCTTTTAACTTAATCATATGTATCTATAAATATAAGTTATGTATCAAAACGAATTATAAAATTTAATGGATAATCAGGCAAAGATTTTATTGGCTGTGGTAACTTTGCTACTGCTACCATATTCATTTCATTATCATACAATCCTATTGTGGTAATATAAGGTGTTAAATATGAACCAGTTGGGTCATTAGATGCACTAAAATCATATTCCCAAAAAAGTGGATTTACTTTTGCTGATTTGATATTGAAAAAACTACCTGTGTATTTTTGTTTTGTAATTGGGTCATCCAATATAGCGGTTACCAATTCAGAATCTATATCAGTTAATGCAGTTGGATTGGTTGATGCGTTGAACTCACTTTCTAATACTGATATGAATATTTCGTTTTCAAATATGGTTTTAGTAGAACGGAATTGTAATGAATAATCCGTAAACGATGAACCACTTTGGATATCTTTAGTTGCTATAACAAATCCCCTATCATACAATATGTTACCTTTGATATTACTAGCAGAATCTATAAGATTTGAAAATCCATCATCCGTATAAGTTACACTACCAGTTGTTAATGTTAAACTACCTGGCTTAATACCTTCACCATAATATATTTGTGGTATTGAAAATAATGCGAATTGGGATTCTAAATTTCTTTCAGTTGTAGATGAATATGATTTCCTTCTACCAACTTCAGTCATAATAGATGCCGTTGCTGAGTTTCTATAAAATTGAGCTTCAATAGAACGATAGATTACTCCTCTAATATCATTAGCATCAGTAGCATCAAAATCTCCAAATGAACCAGATAATCCCCACTTTACATCCACTTCATCTTTATCCGTTTCAGTAAATGCCCATTCTTTATAAACCTTAAAGGGTCTTATAACAATATCCGATTTTGGTATTTCTTTTAACATTCCTTAGTGTATCTTTTCTATAAATATCATTTAAACAAAAAACCCCCATTTCTGGGGGTTGTTTTTATCGTTTAACGTTTATCGTTTAGTAGCTTAATTTAACTTTTATCAATACTTCCTTATCAAATGATTTAACGATTGGTTGAGAAGTTTTTGCAACTGCAATCAATTCATTAGAATCATTGTATAAACCAATAGTTGTGATATATGTTTGAGGGTCTATTTCGAACGATGGTTCTGAAAATGCTCCCGTTGTATCAACATAAGTTGGATTGTTTGAATAGTTATATTCTCTATTTGTTGCTCTTACAAAGAAATGTTGTGTAGATACATTTTCAGTTCTTCTTGCTTCAAAATCCAAACCACCACTTATTGAACCAAATAATCTAGAATGGTTATATGCATTAGCTGTAGTTGCTAAACTACCACTTAAGTTTCCTGTTTGTGTGTGACCTGATGCCGTGCTGAATGGAACTAATCCAACTACACTACCAATTGCTTCAGGGTTAAGGATGATAATTCCTCTATCAGGATAAAATGTTCCATATCCTTTACTATTTGCAGGTGCAATTCTATTTGTAATAGTTGCTTCGTTTTGTGTTCCGATGTTTAAAGAACCAGATACAACAGTAAACACTCTACCAGCTTTACCAAATGTATCACCGAATTTCTTACCACTATCATCGATAAATGTAAAGAATCCGTTTGAACCTGATAAAGTCAATGACCAGTTACCTGCATCCATTTCTTCTCTATATCTAGCTCTATTTAATGTAATAGCGTAGATAGAATCAGAATCAGCCAATGTTCCAGCTGAACCTGTTTCGAATTGGAATTTAGCAGTTGGATCATTCAATAACATTGAACGATATTGAGCGTATGTAGATTTTGTTGCTAATAATGCGTTATCATCAGAAGATAATTGTGTAGAACCACTTGCATTGATATTACCATATGCAACTGCAAATTGAACTTCAGCCGTATCGGAATTCGTTACAGGATGCTTATCATATACATTGTAATAAAATTGTCCACTATTTTCAGTTCTAGCTTGAGTAGATGATGTAAAAAATTGTGTAAGAGAACCCGAACCATTTGACCATATACCCGTAGTTACTATTTCAATTTTAGCATTTACTTTATCAAAGTCACCAAATCTTTTATAGATACCAGTTGATATACCAGCCCCTACACTTAGTTGAGAGCCCGCAGGTAATGCGGAGTTTAAAATCGATATTAATTGGTCGGTATCGATTTGTCCCGTATTTGCCAAATCTCTAATCTGGGCGGTTACATTAGGATCAATAATTTGTGCCATTTTTTATATATTTTTTATTTTATACTGTTGCTTTATAAGTTATTGTTACAGGGATAGTTTGTGAACCACCAGTCTCATTACCATAAACAGTGATTGTTGTAGAAACATCCAATGTTAATTGTGGGTTTGGTGTAAATCTAAATTCTAAACCACTTACTACCTGTGCGGTTGAAGATATTTCATCTCCTAAGAATACCGGCGTAGTTGCTGCTGAAGTTGCTCCTCTAGTTACAGTAAGAGTTCCCGCAGATTGGTCAGCCAATATCATTGTATAACCTGCACCTGTGTTTCCAGCTGGAGATGTTGTTGGAGTTAATCCTACACCACCTTCACTTTGGTTAGCACTAATAGATGGAATACCCAATCTTACAGTTGGAATCTGAGTTGTTCCTTTTGGTAAGGTTACTAACTTATATCTTAATATCTGCGTTTCATCAGGAGATGCTTCCGTAACCGGAATCGCTCTGATTGCTGAATCGTAAAATGCAGAACCTTTTGGATGAGCTGCTTCATAAAGTGTATAATCCACCTCATCATCACCTAATGCAAATTTTGTAATATTAAGTGCTTGACCAGATGCTAACTTTTGTCTACCTTTTTTGGTAAGAATAGCATCTACAATTACTTCTGTGTTGTTTAAATATCCCATATTATGTGTCTTTTATATTCTATAAATATATAGTTTTTTTATTTTAATAAATAAGTATTAATCAACCTCCAATATCGGTTCACCACTACCTCTACCAGTCTTAGCCACTCTAAGAATGTTAGGATTAGTTGTAAATGTTTCTACTGCAGGTAATCCGTCAGGGGTTGTTGTTGCGGTTTGTTGAGAACCTATGAAGTAAGATCTTTCCAATCCCGTAGATAATCCATTTGTATAACGATAGTGTGTATGGAAATAACCTTTCAATTCAGTTACATTGGTAACCCCATTACCAACAGATACACTTCCATTAAATGGAATAATAGATACCACATTTTTCTTAAATGTAGTAGGGGTATCTTCTAATAATAATGGTTCATTTGGATTGGTTTGAGTTAGAACATTTTTAGTTTCTGTCAATTCAACCAAAAATATGTTACTTCTAGATTGACTTACATTTCCTTCCAAATCGGTAAATCTTTTATATTGAGTAGTTCCGTTTGGTGCATATAATCCATATCCTAAATTGGCTACTGAATTTTTATCCATACCAACTGCTTCATATTTTCCAATACTTTCATATTCTGCTAAAAGCGTTTCTCCTATAGAAAATTCAATAGAGGCGTCATATGTAGGGTATTCACCATCCAATAATTCTTCAGTATTATAATCTATAGTTGTATCATATCCTGCGTTTTCACCAACTATTTCAGTTTCATCATTTTGATAAATAATACCATCATAATTTGCTATATCAAATCCCAAAGTTGCATCAATTCTCTCCACAACTTCTCCCTCAAATGTAGGGTAATCCGATACAAGGTTTACATTTTCATCAACATTTATTTCTGAATTATGGTCACCCCTTACCGCAGTTGGTTTATCCCAACGAGTTTTGTTTCTTTCTAAATAGTGTGGTTCTATTAATAATCCTTTAGATATTTTTGCTCTAGCAGGTGCCATATCAGCAAGAACATCAAAAAGAGATTTATTAATATATCTAACTAATTGAATATATTCGTTTATATCTCTATCTAATCTTTCAAAATAGTATTCTCTTAAATCATCTAATTGTTTGTAGGAATCTTTATAATCATCCGATGGGTCACCAATATAGTTATCAATATTAAAATCACCAAATGCTCTTAATATATCCATATTCAACTCTTTAATTGGAGAGAAGAATAATCCCAAACGATTTGAATCTGTTGGGGATTTATCAAAAGATTTTTTAGTTACTCTTTGCTTATATGATAAAGATGCAGTATAATTAGAACCTGTTAATTCTTGTCCAGCTAAATTGAATTGAGATTCAAAACGAATTTTATTAGAAACATTAAAACCTAAAGAAGGAACTTTTGCAGTTACTGTTCTATCATATGGAACATAATGATATGGATATATGGTAGTAGATGGATTACTTGGTAAATCAGTTCTAGTTGGGTAAAAATTACTTGCCGTAGCAAATGGTTCACCATATCCCTCATTTATTGCCACATTTAAAATATTTGGGAAAGATACTCTATCTCTTGGATATTCAAAATCTAAACGGAAATATAAATCTGCCGTAGACGAACTATAGTTGTTACCATTTATAGCATCAGGAAATAATGTATGATTATCAAACTTATCGATTTCTAATGGAACTCTCCATAAACGGAATTCATCTAAGTTTCCGTTAAAATTATTACCCATTGATAATGTAGAATTGGTTACCCAATCACTACCAGATGGTGATACTAACAATGATAAACTTGAAGTAATAAGTATTCTATTACCATCACCTGTTTTTAAATATACATCAAAAGTTTCATCACCACTATCAGTATTTCTATTTATAAGAACATTACTATAATAATCTGGTCTTAACTGAAATTCTGCACTTTGTGTATAATCATTTCCAATACTAAACCCAATTACAGAAGAAGTAGCTGATGATGTTATTGCTAATGAAAAATTAGAAGATTGTAAAATTTTAAATGAACTTGTAGTATCAGGCTTAAACATAAACTCTATAGCCTGCGGATAATCTGCTGTTGGATAATTTGTGTTTGCAGGTATTTCTTTCCAAGGTATTAAAACTGATGCACTTCCTTGCATTCTAATAGCTGCCGTTCTATCATCAAATGTAAATTCACTAACTCCACCTTTTGTTGGATCTTGCGGTCCGCCAAATTCCATTATTGTTAACATAGATTGTGGAACACCATAGCAAGCCATAATAGCTTTCATAGCCCTTCCAGTTCCTTTATGTTTTAATAGGTATGGTAAGTTGTTTAGGATTCTTCTCCAAACTTGATTGTTTGCATCTTCCAATGAAGTTGAGTATTTTGGATAACCTTCTTTAGATTGTCCAAATGCATACTCCCATAGGAATTGAGAATCAAATGCTCTCTTTCCCTCCCAACCAAAAGATTTTAATATGTTCCAAACAAAATTCTTAGGAACTCCTTTCAAACCTGCTTCATCCAATTTTCTCATTTTGGTTAAAGCATTTATGTAAACCCAAATAGTATCAAAGTGCTGTCCTATCATATCCAAGAACAACATAAAATCATTATTTTCCGAATTTACATATATAAACTCAGGTATATTGTTTACTATATAATTTGGATTGTATTTATCATATTCAGTTGCTGCAGCTAATAAAGATTCATACCAACCCACTACATCAATATAGTCCGTTGGGTATAACAAATATGTTGGTTGTCCTAAATAGCCTGGAGTTGAATATTTTGGATATGCTAAAACATTTAAATCTTTATATAAAAATAATTCAAATCCATCGAAAGCTCTTAATATACCATTTAAAGAATCTAATGTTTTTTGAGCCTCTATTCCTTCTGTTGGATTACGAAATACAAATGTTTCTATTTCGAATTGTAAAAATCCACCATCTTCGGAAGAATCATCCGTAAGTAATAATTCCATAGCTTCCGTTAACACAACACCATTTATTGTTGTTCCTGTTAAACTTGCTAATTTATTTTTATATTTTTCAACTAATTGTATCTTATAAAAAAAGTTATTAACTCTTTCCGCAGCAGAACCAAAGTTTACAAAATTTTGAAATGCATAATGCCATTCCGTATCATTAGAACCACTTACATATTCTATGTTTAACTTAGATGTATCTATATCTAAATTACTCAAATAACGATTTACTAAATCATTTGATGTTTCACTACCACTAGCTATTAAATCATCATAAATTTTATAACCAATATCATTACTTGGCGCTACACCAAAATTAGGTCCTTTTAATGGACTACAAACATCACCAATTAATCCACTAACTGTTACTGTATCTAAAATTGGATTAGACTGTAATTTAGATAACCAAACTTGCTGATTTGTTTGTATTGATGTTGGTAATGGTTCATATAATTTTACAATCAAAGAACCTTCACTACCTGTCCAAGTTGTTACAACTTTATTATCGGCATCACCAAAATTTAAAGTATGGGTTAAATATCTAGATGTTTCGGTATTTAATATTTGTGAATCGAATTGCTTTAGGAATCCATCCACTAATCTATTAACCGCAACAGGTCTTGGTATATCTAATAATCCTTTTAAAAATTTTATTGTAATTAGTTCTTCCTTACCTATTAATGTTTCTTTACCACTTATATTAAATGGAACTAACTTTAAAGTAATTTCAATTTGATTATCAGTTTGAGTAAATGCAACACCATCTAATCCAATAAGAGATTGAACATTTAATGTTGTTCTTCCTGTTGCTGGCGCTTGAATGTATGAATTTCCATTTAATTTATAAATTCTTACATAATCAGTATTAACACTTTCCCATTCTAATTGAAAATCTACATTAGTCCCAACATAATCAGCGCCTTCTATAATAGATGGATATGTTATGTTACGAATATCAGGTTCACCTACCCAAACTTCATCAACTACGTTCAATGATATATTTAATGGTTGTCCATCACCATCATTATTTCTAGGTATTATTTGAATATTATAAACACCAATTCTACTAAATTTATTTGCAGGTATTAATATTACAAATTCAGAATCAACACCTAAATCAGCATAATCAACTACACTTTCACCAATAACAACTCTAAGAGTATTAACTACATTATTTTTTGTTAAAGCTATTGGATATGGTGATTCACTATTTTTATTATATCTTCTTTCATTTTTTCCAAAAGTTTCTACAATAGATGGTAGTTGTAAATTTTTTATAAATACCGTTTCAGTTTGAGTTGAAATGGCAGTATCCGCATCTAACACAAATGAAACTTGCAAACTTTGTAGTGAATCCGATACTTGTCTTTTATCAATTTGCCCACCAATAGTTATAACACTATTTGTAAGTCTAAACCCATCATTTGCAGATAATACTGTTATTTTAGTTCCAATTGGGTATTCTAAAAGATTATTATTATCTAATATTATCTCACTCGTATCGTTAATTAATAATTTAACAGAACCAATAGCTCCACTATTAACGAAGTTTATATCAGCTGTAGCTATTGGTTCTACAACTTCAGTAGATTCTCTTACTAATTCAAATTCAGTTGTAAATTGATTTCCATTAGTATTTGTATTTGAAGTAAAGGTAGAATCTTCTACTCCATTCACAAACTTTTTTATAGAAACTACAAATGGTGAAACATTTGTAAATACCGGTTGATTTAGATTAGCTAAACCAATTCTACTATTAATGTCAAATAATCCATCTCTATTATATCCATTAATAGAAGTTGATGGATCAAATATACTTTCAGTTCTTTCAAATCTAAATTCAGGATTATTAGTTATATTTACTCTATATTCCTCTTTGGATGAATAGTTTGTTTTATCTAATTTTATTGTAGCTGCTCCACCCTTTTCACGAAGTTCCGATAATGTAAATCTAAAATAATTAGGCGTAGAACCTTTATCATCTCCTCCAAACAATATCTTTGCATCAGATATATTGGATTTAACTTCTACCAAATATTCACCATCCTGTAATTGAGATGGTGCTACATTAGGAGTATATGTGGATGATGCGCCTGTATTAATTGACGAACCACCACCACCGCCACTACCACCATAGTTATCGTTGGAAAGATTATTATAGAAATTAAAATTCTCTGCCATTATTGTATATTTTGTCTATCAATTAAATTACCATCGACTACTCTTTCTCTACCGAACCCCGTTCCTAAATCTCTTTCAATAAAAGATCCACCACCACCACCACGATTTCCACCACTGCCAGCAGTAATGATTGGTGAGGAATATATGATTTCTTCTGTTTTAATAGGAGCTATATATACCGGCTCTTCAATTGGTGTTATAATTGTTTTAATTGGTTTTTCAATTTCTTTTCTTATCAATCTTTCAACAGAAGCTGCTATACCTGTTATATCAGGTTTAGTTATTGTCTTTATTTGTAATTCAACTTCTTTAGGTGTAATTACGATATCAGTTTCAGATGATTGTAATATATCACGAACTTCATCTACACTTGCTTCAAAAGAACTAACAGTTGTAGTTCTTAATTTAACATCTTGTTGAGGTAAATAATAATTAACTATATATGTTAACAATTGCTTACAAGTATTAACAATAGATTCTTTAGATAATTCTATTTTAGGTTTAGTTCTTTTTGGTTTACCAAAATTAATATCATCGATTTTGGATATTCTATTTGTAAATTCGTATATACTAGCTTGTCTAAATTTAACATATATATTATTTACAAATACTTCAAAATCTTTTATTTTAAATTCTGATATTAATTCATCTACCCAAGTATTACCATATTTGTTTCTAATAAAAGTTGTTAATTTTGTTGCATCAATAGTTTCAATAAATTCTAATGCGTATGCAATTGTATCCTCTCTGAAATCACCATCATTTATGAAAATATTAAATCTTTCTTGCAATTCTGGATTTATAGAAACTCCTTCTTTTAATGGAAATAATCTAACTTCTGTTCGAGATGGTGATATCTCATTTATCCATAGTTTATCATATTGCTTCTCACTACCAGCTCGTTTATTAATTAAAGTTATTTGAGTTTTAAATATACCATTAGTATATCCAGCTTCAGCTAATAATCTTTCAGCATCAATGAAATATTCGGATGGTAATTTATATTTTTGAAAAAGAGTTCCATCTTGTATTAAAAAATAGTCATTTATATTCTGACTATTCAACGGAATATATCTAACCAAATTGCCATCAACTTGTGGTAACTGATTATCGTTTATATCATATATAATAAATTCAATGGCATCACTTTCACTAAATCCAAAAAAAGATTGTAAATCTTGTTCTTCAAAGATTTTTCTATCCTCTGAATTTATAACATATCCTTTGTTATTAATTAACTCTTTTATATTCCTAATTGCCATGCTGATTTTTTTCTTTTATTTAAAGTTGTATCATAGAACCAATAAGAATATTGACTTCCAATTTTATGAATTAGTTTACCAACCCAATTATCCTTTTTCAATTCACCCATTTCATAGGCCATATGCTCAGTCCAAGGTTTAACTATAAAATATATATACTTTGTGTATTGCGGTTTTTGCTTCATAAACTTAACAACACCCTTAGCCCACATATTATATCCTATAACTAATTTTCTATCCACACCCCACATCATCTCACCATAACGTTCATCCGCATCCCAAATATTTTGAGGTAAGAATCCTTGATTGTATAATTCGTTACAAATGATTTTCTTTTTCTTACTTCCTGCAATTGCTGCCTGTTGAGCTGCTGCTGCCTGAGATTGTGCGGTGTTTGTTTGAGAAACTAAGTTTGTAAGCTGACCGTTTAACCCATTAATAGTATTAGTTAAATTATTAATTTGAGTTTGAGCCGTTGCTAATTGTTCATTTAAAACTACAACTTGCCCTTCCAATAATTCATTTCTAGCAGTAAGTGAAACTCTTTGAATTGCTTCAGATGTTGCTTTTTGAATTGAGTTTTGTAATTCAACGATACTAGATTGAACTTTGGCAACCGATTGTCTATTTTGATTTTCAACCGATGCTACTACTATTTCTCTACCATCTAACTCAACTCTAAGAGATTGGGTAACTATTTCTAATTCAGAAACTTTAGCAGTTAAGTCAGAAACATCAATAGTTAATAATCTAACTTGCTCACGTAAATCTTCTATTTGATCTAATGCTTCATTGTATATACTTCTTAATACAGTATCAGGAAGTTCTGGTGCCTGAACTGGTATTAGTTCGGTTATAATAGTATCAATGGATTTTACTAATTCCCCTTCGTTATACTTTGGTTTTGTTAATTTACCAAATAAAATACCATCATCACTAACAGAGCCGCTAAAAACATGCACACCAAATTCATTTTTGGTTTTAATAGCAAGAGAGCCACTTTGAATCAGCTCACTTACCTTTATCTCATTTTTTAATCCTGTCTGCTGTTTCATTGAATTATTTTTCTATTATGCCAAATGTAATATCATCATCGTAGAATATTTCATCACCATCAGATACCATTTTAAATTCCAATTTATATACTCGATTTACTTCCCAATTTGAAAAATTAAATTCTATAAAATTTCCAGAGGTATCACAACTAACTTTAGAATGTGAACTAAATGGAATTATAATATCATCTGATAATAAATCTTTTACCTGATAGTATGTTGTGATTGGTAGGTATTTTACATCGTTATATGCAAATGTGTTTGTAAATGTTTTAATAGGATATTTTTCTCTACCTGTTATTCTTAATTTTTTAACACTACCAACTTTATACTCTGTTTTAAGGTTTTTAACTCTAACCACAACATCATTTGATATAACATCTAATGGTTGCAAAGAACCTGTAGTTATACTTTGGTCATCCCAACTTACAACTAATTTTGGTTGATGAATTGTATATGTTTCTTTACTAAAGAATTTTAGTTGTCCATAATCATTTGTATCATTTTCCAAAGATGATGAGTATTTTAAGATAAATCCTTCATTTGGTAAACTACCACTCAACCATCTTTGAACGATACCTTTAACATCCATATTTAAATCAGCAGTTTCGTAATTAAACGATTGAGATGCCGATACTATTGTGTACCAAGTTCCACCCGTTCCATCGTTAGGATTACTATCACTACCACTTGCTAAATTTGTTGTTATCCAATCTATAGCAGATTCTCCATTTCTATATGTCCAAGTTACGCCGGTTGTTGATACATCATCAAAACGAGTTCCATTGCCCATTTCCCAACTTTGTGAAATTGGATGTGCAAATATTGTATATTCTAATGGAATTTCATTACTTTCAGTTTCTCTCATCGACAATCTGATATTACTCAGAGTAACATCACCTGCGGCGATAGCTTGTGATAGAGCATTTAAATCAAATTTAATTAATGCTCTAGAAACATCTTTTATATTCCCATAATAAACTTTACTAACTTCCAATATTTGGTCTAACCCAGTATTTTGGTTTGGTTGTTGTAAGTAAACCGATGCATCTTTTGATGCTGTAATAAAATAGTATGCCATTATCTTGCTCTTCCTTTTATATCTGAGTTAGGGAATTTCACTTCAAAAACACAAGGGTCTAAAGATGGATAAATTATCTTCTCTTTAGTTGCCGCAGTTATATTATATGAATTTGGTGAGTATTGTCCTTTACATTTATTTGTGATTTCTAATTTTGGAACAGACGAAACACCTTCTACATTAGCTATAGTTAATTCAATTTCACTAAGGTTTATTGTTTGATTAAAAGTCCACTTATCTATTAAGAAAAAGTTTTTTAATTCATTTATACATTGAGTAAGAACTTCAGATTTATTATAATTGTCTAATACAGTTATTTCAAAATCAACACCTATGTTTACAATAAATCCATCTATTATATTAACACCATCAGTTAATATTTTATATTCATTTAGATATGTTTTAAGATTTTGTTTTATTGCTCTATTAATTTGTGTTAAATGTCCATTTCTATTATAACCTAATAAATAAAGGTTAATTGCAAATGGATTATTTATTTCATTTACATTATCAGTTTTACCTACTAAGAAATTTTTAATTTCTTCTTTTACTTCAGCTGATGATGGCTCTTCATTATCTGCCTTCTCAATAAATGTCATTACTAAATCAGTAAATTGTTGTAATGAATTTGGAGATGCTAATATGGATGATGGGGAGTTATTATCTAATTGACCATCTGCACTAGCATACGCTTTTGCAATACCACCATATCTTGCTGGCATTGATAATACTCTAACTTGATAATCTTTAGCAGTTACTGCTCTATTTTGAGAACCAAAATTTGCTAATGAATTTTGTCTAATTTCCTCCAATGTTTCAGCACCTCTACCACCTACAGCAGGAACTTCATTATCTACTGCTAATGAATTTTTACTTTGTTGATATATACCTCTTTGAACTGGTGTGAATCTTAATAAATCTTCATCATATTCAACCCCTGTTATTCGTGTTATATCTCCAACACTTGTATTGCTAGTAACGCCACCACCTGTCAAATATTTTATTGTAATTGTTGTATTTGATGGAGAAGTTCCGTATGTTTTTGTTTTTAAGAAGTTTGTTGGGTCAAATGATTCTTCCAGTCTACTAATAGAGTTTGGTAATCCCAATCCTACATTTTTAAGATTTGGAATTAATTGTTCATCGCTTGCCGATGGGTCTCCTGCTCCAAATTGTATTGTAGTTGTATTATCATCATTTACTTTAACTACAAATCTTCTAGGAGTTTTTAATGTTTTTAAAATATATGGGACAGTATCTCTAAATTGAAATAGTTCAGGATCATTTGATAGTGTATTTTTTTCTTCAATAAAAACCATCTCTTGTCCTAAATAAGGAACTTCGTAATATTTGTTACCATCACCATCTCTTACATCAACAATTTGTATTATATTCGTTTCAGAAAGTTCTATAGTTCTAAATGCTTCATACGAACCAAATGTTAATGTTTTTTCGTTAATTATGGATGATATAGCTTGCACCTGCTTTTTTACTAAATAAAACGATGGTTCGCCCGTATCAGAATCTCTTTGATAAACAGTTACTTCTCTATTATATTCATCTGCAAAATCTACCATTTCTGTGGTTCTGAATTGCGTTGAGTTACTTTGAGCTTCAACTACCATACCTTCCCTTATTCTTAAATAATATGTCTCATCCGGCTTATTATTAATACCCGTTCCTATAGAAGGAACTAAATGATATAATGATAATGTGGTTATAGAAGGAGATGTAACTTTTGGTTTGTAACCTAAATATTGAGATAATGCTAATACACTTTTAGAATCTTCTGCGTATGGCATCAATGATTCTTTAAATGTATCATCAACATAGTATGAAAGAGCATCACCTATATACGATGCCATTTCTATAAACATCATACCTGGAGATGTTTCATTAAAATCATTGTAAGTTTTAGGAAAATATGTTTTAGTAAATTCAATTAAATTACTTCTAAATCCCGAAAAATCGGTGTTTAGATATTTGATATCTTTACCTTTATTTTTAAAATTTTTACTTACTGTGTTATTAGTTGCCATTTGCTTATATTGTAAAAGTTACCTGATTTAAACTCACCGAATCTCCAATTCTAAAATTTATAGATATGTTAACTTGATTTCTATCTTTTAGGAAATCCGTTTGTTCTATATCAATAGTATCAACACTAACATATGGTAACCATTGTGCTAATGTAGATGTTATAACTTCTTCTATTTTAACCGAAAGTTCATCATCGTTAAAATCAAAAACCAATTCATTCAAACCACTTCCCAAAAAGGGTTGCATTACTCTTTCTTTTCTTTTGGTTAATAATAAAGATTTTATATTTGTTCTAACCTGGTCAAATGTTTTAAATGATTGATTAAAAGCAGTATTACCTATTTGTAACGGCAAAGTGATACCTATTGGAATATCTTCAAATTGTTTTAAATCAGTTACAGGTTTACTACCTAATATTACAGCCATTATTTTTTATTAAATCTTTTTACCAATTCAGAATAATCTCTGTTCAATGCTTTATCCAATGCATCATTTCCGGTTTGAACTCCCAATCCACTTGGTTGAGCTCCACCTCCACCTAAATCACCATATCCCATTTTAGATGCCATTTCAGCTCTCAATCCAGCCAAACCAGCACCTGCTATATTTGGATTACTGAAATTCACAGTCTTATCCATAGTGCTTTGTCTAGTTTCATTTAAGATTTGGTTTAATACCGCATCTTTCACATATTGAACCTCTTCTACCTTTTGGGTAGTTTTTTTAGGAGTATCTTCACCTAAAATCGCTTTTGCCATAGACAACCCAGCACTCTCTTTTTTTGGTTGCTGAGTTTTAATTTGTTCGGATAAAATCCTTTTTACTTCAGACCTTACACTTTCTTTAATTAGAGTAGGTAATTGTTCCTTTAACTCTTCTTTTATAAGAATTTGTATGGCTTTTAATAATTTACTACTATCCATTGTATTATGTTTCTTTGTTGTTAATATAAATATCCGATTTGTTTATTTTTTGAGATTATATCCAAAAGTTTAGGATTTTACCATTTGTTATGCTTTTGTTTTTTGAGATTCAACTGCTTGTTTACCATTTTCATTTAATCTCCACAATGCAACTGTAGAAAAATCTACATTATTTTTTTGAATAGCTCTTTGAGTAAAATCACTTACCCATTTAAATCCTGTCCAAACTTGTATGTGTCCATATGGTTTATTATTTGTATAACCCATAACAACTATATCCCCAACTTGCCATTGTGATGCATTATCAAAATAAGATAAAGATATTTTAACTTTATCATTGTAATAAACTTTACCACCTATATTATTTGCAAATGAACTTCTACCCCCACCAGTACTTGGATTTTTAAAAGAAAACCAATCAGCGTTTCCACTAATTCTCCCCAACCCAGAAACACCAGTTAGAGCGGCAACAACCGCTTGAGTACCTTGTGGACACAAACCATGTATTCCCTTAATATATCCTGATTTTAAATTTTCATATCTAACTTTTGGATTTTTTCCAAGTTTTGGAGCCAATCCTCCTGCAATTTTTAAAAGTTCATCTAAATTCTTATAACCACTTTTTAGAGTATTATCAGTTCCAGTAACTTCCACAACACCCTGTTCATATAATGCATTATCAATAATTTCTGCAACAACATTATTTAATTGAGTTGCGGCAGTTTTTCCTAAATCATCAGTTGCTCCACTTAATGAAATTTGTTGATCAATTTTATTAATATCGGGATTGATAATAGCTTGAACTTCTGGACTATTTTTATCTAAAGGTATTTTACTCCAATCAAGTTTATCATAGACATTAACGTTTGGTTGCGATGGAGATGCAGGTGGAACTGTGTAACCCGTCCACAAAACAATACCTGGTGCAGGAGTTGATAATGGTGGATATAATGATACAGTGCTAGCCATACCACTAACAGTAGTTAAATGAATTGTTGCATATCTTATAAATTCATCTACAATTAATTCGGTATTATTGGTTGGTGGTATTGCTGCCATTATGCGTAATATAATTTAATTCCAGATTCATATTTACTTTTATACATAGTAAGTAATTGTTTTCGTTGACTACCATTTCGTTTACAACTTAGATGAAACCAAATATTATTCCCATGTTCAAATATAAATTGGTCAAATGGTAAATTAGCTCTTACCCATCTAGAGGCTTCCAAATACTCCGATGGTGAAAATCCTGAAAACTGAATATCAACTGCTTCTCCTTTTTCATGTTGAGATACCCCACCAGGAACGGAAGGAGTTCCTCTAAACCCCGAATTTATTCTGGCATTTGGAAATTGTTTTTTGAGTGGTTCTAATATATTAATTGCTACATTTTGTAAATTACAAACAATATCATTTTCACTCAATCCTCTTTGTGCTTTTATTTTATGTGGAAATCCAGCTCCTATCGATAAATCTCGTAATCTATAATTTGGTGAAATTTTTGCATCGTAATCAAGACCAGAACCACATTTTATAGATTCTGCTTCTTTATTTGTAACGGGTTCATCATCTTTTTCATCTATCACAGGTTCTATTTCTTCATATGGAGTATTATCCGCAGGTAGCTCATCCATTACTCGTGATAATTGAGGGCCCGGATCATCTCCCGCATCTACCAATATTTCCTTTCCCGTTTGGGCAACAACTTCTTTAGCCCCCTCAACTGTATTATTATCTGCGGGTAATTCATCCAATAAAGTTGCAGTAGGTATTTCGGGTGGTGCAGCAGGTGTGGGAGGAATTGATATTGCAGGAGTCCATGTACCTGGATTTGTAACTATGTTAGATGTAACTCCAACATTACTAATTGCTCCAGGCGATGGAATTAACGGAAACGGAAATTCGTTTAGTATTGCACCTTGCCAATATGCCAATACACCCTTTCCCATTTCACCAACTAAATCATATGGGTTGGTAGATGATAATCCCTTTTGAAGGGCTGCTTTAAACAGCTGCTCCATTATTTCTGTATTACCTTTTTTAAGAGCAACCCTATTAATCGTATCACCACCTCTTTTTATTGCAGCATCATATTCGGTTGCATACAATTTTGCTACAGTATCTATATCTTTTATAGAATCCGGATTGTTAGCTTTTGCTAAAATATTTTGTTTAAAAATTTCCCAAGACATATAATTTTATATTTTAGGAATGTTAGATGTAACATTTGAAATCTTATCAGTAGCAGATGATGCCATTGATGTTATTCCACCAACTGCTCCCTTTACGCCGGAAGTTATTCCACCAACTGCACCTGTTACTCCCGCAGCTGCTCCAGCTATAGCTCCAGCCACATTTGGAACTTTTGGTAATTCTATAGATGGCACCGATGGGATTGGTGGTACTTTAGGTATATTTGGAAGTTTACTTTTCTTAAACTTTTTTATTCTATCTTCAGGTAACTTCTTTGGTTTGAATTTTGGAACTTTTGGAAGTTTTGGTAGTTTGAATCCCTTTATAGCTGCAATTGCTCCGGTAACCGCACCTACTGCACCCGCTGCCGCTGCTTTAGCTGCATCAGCTGCGGCTTTAGCTTTATCAGCTGCTTCCTTTGCTGCGGCTTTAGCTTTATCCGCTGCGGCTTGTGCTGCTGCTTTAGCTTTATCTGCCTGTTCTTTTGCTAATGCTTTAGCTTGGTCAGCTTGTGCTTTGGCTTGATTTGATACTTCTTTTGAACTTATTTCTGCCATTATGAAGTTTGATTTAATTTACTAAGTATATTATTCAACTTTGATTTTATACCACCAAAATCTGATATATTTTCAGGTCCTACTTTTGTTGGGCCTGATGGAGTTAGGAATACTTGATTTGTTATTGCATCTATTAATTCTGAAAGAATGTTAACCAATTGCTGTCCCTTAACTATTGGTTCTAATTCTGTGTTACCCAAAAATATAGAACCCTTTCCAGTATACATTAGAATATCTCTATCATTTGTAATCACATTTATATTATCACCAACACTAACATCAATCCCTAACTTATTATCAATTGACATTGCCCCATCGGAAATAAATCCATAATTTTTTTTGGAGTAAAACATCATTTCTGCATTTTTTGCTGAAATTATTACTCTTCCCGAATTTATAAGTATTTGGTCTCCAATTAGTTTTGATGGGTAATCTCCAAATGATTGTGGCTTTGTTTCAAAATCAGATTTACCATTATCATCAACTGTACCCGGTTGAAATCCTAATTGATATTGGTCTGAACCAAATACTATCACACTTCCATCTCTGTTAATATCTTCTTCTACGACTTTATTTTGTCCTAATTTTCTATTTAATGGACTCTCACTATTTCGTATTATTAAAGTTGGTGAAAATTGATTTTTATCATTATTGAAACCTGAAAATCTTATTGATTGACCAAATCGTGATTCTATTGTAGCATCACCTTCATATAGCTTTAATTTATGAATTCCCAATTGAGGTTGGTAGTATTTACCATATCCTATATTTTCCGATGTATTGGTAGAACCTTTTGATATTCCAGTCGATGCTACTTCTTGATAATCCTTTGATGTATTTTTAGATTGGGGTTGTGGAGTTGTTGTATCAGTTATACTTGTTTTTGCATTTGTAAACGATGGATTAAAATCTAATCCTATTCTCCTATATCCATAGAATCCCGGTGAAAATTCATATATTTCAACTAATTCATTTTTAATTGGTAGGTTTTTAAAACCTTTATCCATAGGATGTGCAACAGGTAAATCACCTTCTGGTGTTGTTAAATCATCAGTTGTTCTAAATTTTATAGAACCAATAAATGAAGCCTCAATTCCTTTATCTTTTACAAATGGATGCGTATCATCTAATATAATATCATAAACATATGCAGTTTTTTTATTCTGCGCTGATCCATTTCTACCTGATAATGAATTTGAATTACCAACTCTTCCTCCAAATAATCCCATATTATTTAAGTTTCTTTTTTATTTCTTCTAACTCAATTCCAAGTTCATCTATCTTCTCAACTTCATTTTTGGTATCCTCCAAATCGTTAAGTAATTGAGCTTTTTCCTCTTCAGTAAGGAATCCATCCTGTCCTTCGGTTTTCTTATCTGCGGTTATAATTTTTTGTGCAATGCTTGCAAGTTTAACCAATTGGTCATCGTTTTTAATAGATGAATCGATAAGGTCTTTTATAATTGGGCCAAGCATACCCACATCACCTTTATGCTGAATCATTTTTTTGATTTCAGAAATCAGTCCTGATATTCTTTCTTTTTTACTTGTTTGATTATCGTAGATATCTTTAAATAACCCGCTTAGATTTTTACCAGGAAATATTTCAAATTCTGTACTCATAGCTTTTTTATATATTAGTTCAAACTATAAATATATAAAAAGAAAAAACCTCACTTTGGATGAGGTTTATGATTTTTTCTTGTAAATTCCCTTTTTTTGTTGTTCCTTTACAGTCTTTTTAGCCATTCTTTTACGATTCTTAGCTACTGATTCTCTCTTTGTCATTTTAAACTGCGGTTATTTGAATTTTTATTTTTGGTTCATATCCATCAGGTAGGCTTCTTTTAATACCTTCGAATTTTTCTACTTTATCTTTTAAATAATGTAATGAAAATATCTTATCAGTTAAGTTCATAACAGTTTGTGATGATGTGAACATTTTATTTGTATCTCTTCTCATATTAAGTTGAGAATCGGATTTATAAAATTGTTTTCTCATCATAGGTGCGATTTGATGCCAATCGGTTACCTTATCTATTGTTTTTTCTGCTGATATTTTTCTTATAGTAGAACTCTTATAGTCTATACCATTAGTATATCCCGCATCACTAAATATATGTCCGTGATTTGTTCTAACTACCGGATTTTCAATGTTTTGTAAAGTTAATTGAGGTTCGTGTTTGGAAGTTTGTTCAACTGAAATCATATACTTCGGAGATGATACAAAAGTATGCCCCTTTACACCACTATTAGTTCCACTCTTACCTACTACAACTTTAACTGCATCCTTTAGAGTTTTTTTGGATAATACTTCTCTAATTCTAGCTCCATCTTTTGATGGTTTACCCTTCTTCTTAACAATTTTCTTTTCAGCCTCGTCATGCCCAACCATAAGTGCTGAGTTAACTAAACCTATTCCAAACTCATTCATACCTTCACTCCAATCAGTTGTTACATCATGTAAGTAAACTACCTCAACTCCATCTAAGATGGTATGCACCACCTCTAAAACGGGTTTATAAGCCCTGTCTCTATTTTTTGCGAGAATAAACTTATCGTTTACTTCTTTAGATACAATGATACATTCTAATAAATTCACTTTCTGATTGGGTTTGTGACAATAAATATAAAAAAATGTATAATATCATTATTTTTAAATAAAAAATGGGGAGAATTAAATCCTCCCCAAAAAATACACTAATAATGCACTAAAAATAAAAAATTTGGTTATCTTATCCCTCTTCTTCAGTTGAATCAGCTTTTTTACTATTGATAAACTTATCAATTGAACCGATACCAAATGAGCCCAAGCAGATAACTAAAAATGAGTTATAAATAAACTCATTAATAACCAAGTCTTTACCAAAATACCCAGTTACCAAATCAGCTACCATAGCTACTACCATTACAGCAAATGCTGCAAAACCAACGACTGATTTTTCGTTGATTTGATTATCATCGCTAAATAATTCTTTCCAAAATCCCATAGTTTTAAATTTAAAATTTTAATTAACTATGTAACCTTATATTGCTGAGAACTATTGCTGAAAACTATTATTGTAAGTTTGTTAACTTATATTTTGTTGAATATAATAAAGTTGCTATCTGGTCCAAATCATTCTGAATCCAACTTGATTGTAATTTAGGTTCTTTTCTTTCCTTTGCTAAAAATTTAGAAAGGTTATCAAAGTATCTAACCATATTCTCTTTGGATGCATCGTTATCTACCCCATTTACTTCCTTATATTCGATTAAACCATATTGTCCCTGGTAAGTTTCAACCAAACCATCTATAAGTGGTATAATCCCTTCGTAATAGGTTTGTAGAGCGGTGTGTGCTGCTAATGAACCCGGCCCAGTTACTCTTGTATGAAATATGTGGGCCTGAGTGCGGCTGTGAAAAAACATTGATGCTATGCGCTCCATAATATATTCTATTTTACTATAATAAATATGAATATTTAGAAAAATAGTTATTTTAAGGATTTTAATCTGATGTAGTTGGTATATTCTTGAACCATAATCTGATTTAAACTTTGAAAAAAGTTGATTATATAAGATTGATTTAAATGGCTATCTAACCAATTTTTATAGATGGCATTATTGGTGGTGTCCATTGATAATGAATGATACTCTTGCATATCGTATTTATCATCAATATCAATTACCGAAAATCTACTATTAAACTTATTTGCAAAATAATAAAGAAATACATTCCAAGCTGAAGTATGTTCATCTTCTGTAATTCGATTGTATATGTTTTCTGAAAAATAGTTTAGGACTATATCGGAATCAATCCTATTAAATTTTTTGATTGTGAATTGAACATTATTGTTTTTTGATATATCCATATATTTGGATACAATATCAACCACTTCATTATTATCAATTTCCGATACATCGGAAAGCATTGAATCTACTAATTCAACAAACCCACTAAGTAATCTAATTATCGGGTTTCTTGTAACAAAAACCCAATGCCAATTTTTAGAAATTTTATTTGTTGTAATATCTTCAATATTATCTATATTCAAAATATCCAAAAACTCATCAACTTTTATATTTGAATTATCTTTAAAATACTCAAAGCTATAATCATAAAATTGAATATCGTTAACATTATCAATATGGTTATATAGATTTCTATTTTTTACCCTAAATTCAATAAATTTAGTTTCCGAATCTATATGTTCAAAATATCTACTAGCTATTTTTTTCGTAGTTACATATATTTTATCTTTGGCAATACTAAAACATATTATTGGTAATCCAATTGATGCATTTTTCTTTAAACAGCTTAATATATATTCTAAATCCATATTTAATTATTCATCATCATCGCCATCGTATGTATAACCTTCTGTCCAAAATTCATTAGAATTATCGGTAATCATACCATGCTCTAAATAATCATTAAGTAATTTAATTTGATGCTTTTTCATTTCGTTCACTACCTTTGTAATGTAATGAGTCTTACAATCTGTCATTTCTCTGATAAGGAGATATAAGTGTTTCTTATTAAAGTTTTCTATGTATTGGCTTCTACGGAATAGTTCTAATACCGCATCTGCAATTTGTATATCTCTTTTTTTAGAAAATATTCTAGTAAGATTTTTATCCCAATATTTTAACATTAAATGTTTAAACTCAACATACTCATCACCTAATTGGGTTTCGTTAAAATCATTTGGTGGATTCCAACTTTCAGGCATTTCTGAAAGCAATGCTGTCTTTTTGAATCTTTTATAGTTTCCGTTATTTTTAAGGATTAGATGATTCTTTGCAACAATAGAAAAATAAGAGAAAGCCTTTCCCCTTCCTTCTTTAAACATATGTATCTTTTCAATTAGAGTAGATACTACTTCCATTTGAACATCAATCTTTGGAACATCAAAGTAAGAAAACTTAAATGTATTAAGAATGTTCTCTGCTAATTTTTCAAAAGGATATTGGATTTCATCTTTATATATTTTATTCCTTACAACCGGGTCTTTTGTTAAGTTGTATTGTATAATAGCCTTTTCAGTATCTAATGTAAAATATACTTTATTCTTTCTTTTTCTAGGCATCTTGTTCTATATTATTGTATATTTCTATAATGGTTTTTAATTGTCTAAAAACAGAACCAACTTCATCATCCGATTCAAAAGATCCTCTCAAATCAATCTCTCTCATTTGTGCTAACATTGATTCCAAACCCTCTTTGGTTAATTCATCTTTTAATTGATATTCAATAATAGTATCTTCCAATTCTTCTATTCTAGTCAATAGGCGGAAGCCTCTGATAGTTAAGATAACAGAAATAATTAAAAGTCCTACGGATATTGATGTTAATATAATCATATTTTTAAATTTTAAGCTTCTCCAATTGTATTATTAAACCAACTATTCATTTGGTATTTTTGTTCTTCTTTTACCTGTAAACTTAATATCTCCAATTCTTTATTTAGTTTATCAACTCTTTCCTTTAATCTGATTTCGAATTCACTTCTATCAAATATACCCTGCTCATCCATAATATCAACAATCAATTCTTGTATTATTTGAATTGCTATTAATTGTTTATTTAGTTCTTCCATTTTATTATTTTGAGCCCGTTAAACAAGCACTTAGTATATTTATAATTTCTTCCCTTTCGGCTACTTTATCAACATCCCAATCATTCCCAAAAGCCTTTTGTATTGTATTTGGATGATAACCCATAGCCGATGCTAATCTCCTACAAACTGTTTTAAATTCTGAAATGGTTAAATCTTCCGGTATAGTAAATTCTATATTTTTAGCTTCTCTATGGGATTCGGTTTCGGATGTGTATTTTAATCTTGCCATACTACTAAATGCGATTCCAACCTTTTTGCAAATATGAATCTATTTTTTTAGCTTTTACAAATTCCATTTCACCATTTGGTCCTTGCAACATAACTCTCTCATTTCTACCTGCTTCTTTTGTTTTTACGATAGTTTCAGAATACTGACGAGTAGGGTCTGTTATATCGATACCATTAATTGCATCTATTGCTCTTTGTGCCAATACAGCTTCCAATAAACCCGCATCCATAAAGAATTCATCGGCATCTTTCCATTCTTCCTTATCTGCTTTGAATTCAACCTTTCCTAAATTATCGGTATTAACAATCACCCAAGGAACTCTGATAGTTTTTCTAACTTTATTCTTATTAGTATCCTTTTCAAAATAGACCAATGGCTTATCTGAGAATTGTGAAATTGTTGGATTTACTAATGTAAGTTCATCATCGATTTCTTTTAATCTAATGGTTACAATTCGTTTATCCATATCAACATCGGATGCGTTAAATACAACACCTGTTAGTTTTGATATTCTATTTTTATATTCGGCTATATCGGTTGCCGTAATTTCAGATTGATTTATTTTTCTTACTATCATTTAAATTAAGTTTATAATAATACAAATATACAACTATTTTTGTATAATTCCAAATTATTCAGTGCTTTTTTTAGAATTTATATATTCTTCGATTTTATTTGTTAAATAATCAATAGAACCTTCCGGTCCTTCAAACCCCATATACTTCATATAAACTCTAATACTATCAGGGTTTTCTTCTAATCGTTTTTTTAATTCTTCTAAGGTTGGAAGATGTGCGGTTATATATGTCATTCTAAATCTTTTGGTTCGTTTTTATAGATTCGGTAACTATCATCATCAAAGTGTTCTGTAGATACTTCCATTACAATTGAATTGGGCGATAGTGCCGTTAATTGATGCGGTAACCCTTTTTCAATATAAACAACATCCCCTATTTGCAATTGAGTTATACAACGTTCCCCATTTTCAGTATCAATCCAATCAAATTGAAATGCTCCATTTTGAATATACCAAGTTTCATTTTTAATCATGTGGTAGTGCATAGAAAATTTATTTCCCACATTGGTAAACACCAATAACTTCCCACAATACTGATTATCATTATGAACCCATAATTCATATCCCCATTTTTTTTCTACTCGCTTTGGTTGCTTTATTTTAACATCAAATTTCATATATTATAATTTAATAAAATATTTTGATTTTTTTAATTCATTGTATTCTCGTATTTCACTATTTAAAAAATTATATATTCTTTCAGATATAGGATCGTTTGATTCTGTTAATAACAAATTCAAATGATTATAAAGTTTTTTGTTAGATATTACATTACCCTTTAAGTTACTTTTTGCATTTGTGTAATCTATTGTATCACTCCATGTATTGAAAAGTTTGAATGCTGAATCTTTTTTACAATCATCCAAATCTATAATTTTTACTTTAGTTTTATTTTTTATATTATAAATAAATTCTTTAAATTTAGATAAGTAATTTTGAGTATGTGCATCATAATAAATTTGATGAGAATTATAATCAATTATATACATAGTTATTTTCACAAATATATTAATATCGATTATACTTAAACTTTTATCAGAAAAAGTATCTTCTTCATTAAAATATAAATCATAATTATTAATAATATTATCTATTTCAGCATCTGTGATATTAATAAGAGATTTTATTTTATTTCTTTCATTTTCGGTTCTTAACAACTCACAAACATATTGACCTGTTATTTGAGGTAATCCTGATAAAAATCTTTTTATTGGATTTCTTATTACAAAAACCAAATCCTTTGGATTATTAAATAAAAATTCATTTATTGTTGATGTGTTACTATGTTGAAAAAACGAATCATAATCATAGCAACTATTTTTATGTTCATCTATAAATTGTATAGATGCGATTAAATCTGAAAATTCTGTATTAACAATTAATCTATTATTAGAATTATCAGAATATGAAAAATTAATGTGATATTGGTTATATACTTCATCAATAGTTTTAGGCCAATTAGATAAAAACAAAAAGAATCTAGTTCCAACTTTTTGATAGCAAAAAACAATTGCTTTATCAAAAATATTAATTGATGGAGCAAAATTATAATTTTGTGATTGGTTTTGTATTTGTTGAATATTCATTTTAATTACTTAATGGTGCTTTAATTGTGGGATGTGCTTGATATCCTTCTAATACAAAATCTTCTACTTTATACATTGGTAAACAATCACCCTCCGCTCTTTTAACATTCTCTGTTATTTTTAATTTTGGTAATTCAAACGGAGTTCTATGAATTTGTTCTTTTGCTTGTTCTATGTGATTCTTATATAAATGGGTATCACCTAAGTTACCAATTAATTCATAAGGTACCATATCCACTTCTTTTGCTATGATACATAAAAGTAATCCATAGGATGCAATGTTAAATGGTAATCCTAAAAATGTATCTACCGAACGTTGATTCCACATTAAAGAGATTGCTCGTTTTGGTGTTGATTCATAATATTTATCATCAAAATCAGGTATTAACTCATCGTTGAATTCCATACCGGTTTCATAATTTCTATTAAACCAAATTCTATACCTTTCTTTATTACTTAATTCTCTCGTATACATTTGAAATCCGTAATGACATGGTGGTAAAACCATTTGGTCTAATTCACCTACATTCCAAGCAGATACCATCAATCTTCTACTATCGGGATTTGTTTTGAGTTCGTTGATTAGATTTTGGATTTGGTCTATTGGTTCATAACCATTCTTAATATCCCACTCTCGCCATTGCTTACCATAAATAGGTCCTAACTCACCCCACTTTTGAGCAAACTCATTATTAGTTTTTATCTTATCTATAAATTGTTCTTTGGTTAATTGACTTTCATTACCAAACCATTCTGTCATAGTTTTTTGATAATTTTTATAAGCATCACCATCCCAAATGTGACAATCGTTATCAACTAAGTATTTGATATTCGTATCACCTCTCAAAAACCATAGAAGTTCTGTAACTATAGTTTTCCATGCCATCTTCTTTGTGGTTAGTAACGGAAACCCATCTTTCATTTTGTGGCGAATCTGTCTACCAAATACGGAAACAGTTCCAGTCCCAGTTCTATCTTCTTTAAATGTTCCATTAAGTGCTCCTATATCGGTAAGCAGTTCTTGGTATTGTTTATCTAAATTATTCATATAGTTATTTTATAATCCCATGTGGATTTGGCTTTCCATTTTCATCTACTGATACAAATACAATTTTATCTATTCTAATTATAGTTTTCTTAGTATCTTTATTTCTAACCTCACAAGCTATTGTTACTGATGTTGTCCCAAATCCTACCAACTCACATCCTATTTCTATTATATCCCCTAACTTAGCAGATGATATGAAGTTCACCTCACTCATAGCTTTAGTTACTATACTTCTACTACTCAATTGACATATACAAAATATAGCCGCTTCTTCATCTATCCATTTCAATACTTGTCCGCCGAATAGAGTTCCTCTTGCATTTAAATCTTCGTATTTTATTAATTTCCTAGTTCTAAAATTCATATCAATTTACTTCTTAATGTTATTTTTGGGTTGTGTTTTTGTTTTAAAAAAGATAAATAGTTTGGATTCTAAGTTATCCATTTGTGTCATTGCTATCCACTTTCCCAATACACTACCACCGATATAAAAAGGTAATACCCACATATCTCCTTTTAAAAGGCTATCTAATGAAAAATAAACTGAAGCAAGTGATACTAAGTTAATCCATACTGAATTAAGTAGTAACCTATTTAATTGATTCTCATAAGTAAATTTAATCTCCAATACTTTAAAGATATTGAACATTATTTGAAAGGTTAATATGGCTATATAATTCATCATTTAATAAAAGGTAGTATTGCTAACTCCTTTCCTTTTGCTTCAACCATAATGTCCAAATCCAAGCCGTATGTATTGGGGAGGGCATTAATAAGATAGGAATGAGCTTGTGGTTTTTCTTTTTGGTTATTTTCATGCAATGCTTTTGATTCGGAATAGTGAACCTCTTGTCTAATATCTTTTGGCCAAGTAGTTGCTGCTAATTTAAGTGCTTCTTCTTCACTCATACCACCTGTACAAAATTGGTGGTGGTGATAATCGAACACAATTGGAATACCAGTCTTTTCGTGAATATACATCAAATCTTTTACAGAATACATTGAAGCCTTATCATCATTCTCCAGTGTGAATCGTTTGCGAACTGATGGTGAGAGTCTTTTAAAGTTTTGAATCAATCTATTCATTGCTGATTGTTTATCTCCATAGACACCATTACAATGAATATTAATATTGTTGTATGTTGTTTTGGATAATCCCATCATATCAAAAACCTTACCATGTAATTCTAAATCTGCTATAGTTTTTAGAATAACTGATTCGTTGGGAGAAGGCAATACATTGAATGGACCAGGATGGGAATTAATACGCATGTTCCAAAACTTAGCGTAATCACCTGCTTTTTTTAATTCCGATTTAATCTCTTTGTAATCTTTCAATTGAGTAATATCTATATTGTCACCCCAAGGAATAAGAGCAGATGATAAACGAAAGAAATTAATTCCGTTTAATCTATTCCATTCTAAAATCTTAATGATATCTTTTGCATTAAGTAATGCAAGTTCGGAAACATAATCTAAACCTTTTTGTTCAAAGGTTTTTTTAACCATAGTTCGATTGGTAGTAACCTTCTTACCCATAGTCATATTAATACATGCGTATCCTAAATTCATTATTTGATATAATTTGTTGTTAAACAAATATACGAAAAATAGCTGAATTTACCAAATATTATAGGGAGAAACTTTCCCCACACCCACAAGTTCTGCTGGCGTTTGGATTTATAAATTGGAATCCTTTACCATTTAATCCATCGGAAAATTCTAATTGAGTTCCAAATAAGTAAAGTAGTGATTTATTATCTACAAGAATTTTAACCCCCTTATCTTCTGCTAAAGTATCATTTGTTTGTTTATCAGTATCAAATGAAAGGTCATAGGATAATCCACTACATCCACCACCTTTAACCGCAACTCTAACATATGGAGTTTGAAATCCACTCTCTTCTATAAGCGATGATAATTTTTTAGCTGCTGTTTCTGTAACTGTAATCATTAGTAAGATTTTGATTCAAAGTTAGTTGGGTATTGTGATGGTTTTATATGTTGTATCCAATAGTTAACCGCATTTTGGTCATTTATCCAATTTTTACGGTCATTCCAATTAAAATCATTTTTGGCGTAATATGGTAACATCCCACTCATAACTTGAGCTCTATTTGGATGTGCCGTTACTTTGTTTATCAAACCATCTCCATCGGTATCAATACCATCAATAGAACCATCTCCATCTAAATCAATTCCTCTTGGTGTATAATCAGTTTGCAATGCTAAAAGTATTTCATCTGTTATTTCTGGCTCCAATGCTTTCTTTTCTTCATCTGTCAACGTAACTTCTTCCACATTCGTTGTAGTGGAATCAATTTCGTTTTTTTTTTCGGCTTCGTATTTTTTGGCTGCTTCTACTAAAGCATCATTTGGTTCTGATGGATTTTCTATTTCGTTAAAGAATATTTCCGCATCTTTTTCGGATGCTAGTATTGGTTCATCATATAATCCTAACTCTTGATCATTCTTCATCATTTCAGTTAACATTTCATGTCTTTCTTCTCGAGTTGGAGATTTTTTTCCATTATCTCCGTATATTTCGTAATTTTTTTCCTCTAAATCATCTAACCCATCTGCTAATGTAACATCCCAATCTGAAAAATCATCTTCCTCTTTGCGTTTCATCAATAATCCGTTGAATGCAATAATCAATGCTACTGCTAATGGGTCGAATACCAATACAATTATAAGGATAAAGAATTTTACAACATCGTTAAGTGGAACATTGAATGCTTCCGCTACGAATCTGAATCCACCAACTTCTCTTTCCAATTCAATGTTGTTATTTTTAATTGAGTTGATTGAATCTAATGCTACATTATTTTGTATTGTCAACTCATCTATTCTTTTAGAAACTGATGCAATTTCTTTATCAGCATTTCTAATCATTTGAGATACTCTTGAAGTAGATCTATCCTTATCAATTTGTTTGGATAAATTACTCTCTTGTGAGTTACGAATGTTTTGCTGATTAGTTAATTGAGTTGTGTAACGAGCTATTTCAGCATCGTTCTTTTCAATTTGAGTTTGATATACTGCTATATCCCTTTCAATCTTTTGTAATCCTAAATTTTGTTGTTGGAAAGCATTTGATAAGTATCCAAAGATACCGGCGGATGTGATTAACATTAAGGTAGCAACTGATATTGTTAAATACCATTTGTTAAATCCTTTAAGAGTATCCCACTCTTGCTTTAGGTAAGTTGCCGCTACCAATTTGGCAAATTCTAATGCACCTGCCATTACCATTACCGATACAGTGGCTCCTGCGAAAAGAACACCCAATCCAGTTACGGAAAAATATGCAGCACATCCAGCAACAATAATTGCTGAAAATCCAACCAAATACTTTAACCAATTCATTATATCTATAGTTTAGTAAGAATTTCTAGATGTAACTATGTTTTTGATACGTTCGATGAATTCATCGATTTCTTTACAATATTTAGCTGCTTCAGCAGGGTTTGCTTGCTTCTTTCCTTCAATCATATCGGAAATAACTTTAGTTCTCATTGATATAAAATCTAAGTTATCAATGATTCTATCTTTGTATTCGTTTTTCATAAAATTTGTTTAATGTTCAAATAATAAATATATGTTTAATAAAAAAAGGGTGAATTTTGACACCCACCCTTTTAAATTGTATAGGATTACCCTATTGAAATTGTCCTTTTGGAAGGAATTTGTTTTTCTTTTCTTGGTATCGTAAGTTCCAAAATACCATCATTAAATACGGCTTTAATACCATCCAAATTGAATACTTTAGAATCGGCTGTAAAGCTTCTAAAGAAAGATGAACGTTTTAATTCTCTACGAACATACACTCCACCTTCTTTTTCTTCAACCTTAGCTCCCTTCTCTCCTTTCAAACTAATAACATCACCATCAATATCAATTGTGATTTGTTCTTTAGTTAAGCCTGGAATTTCTGCTACGATTTCGATTCTATCATCAAAGTTAATGATATCGCATTTTGGATATGCGCTTTTTTGAAATACATCTACACCTACTTCTTTTGATAACTCTGGAAATGCGTCTGAAAACACTTTATCGAATAAAGTATCTAATGGTGAGAAGAACTCGTCCCTAAATTGCGGGGTAGGGAATCCCCTTTGAATTTGATTTTTCATTTTTTACCTTGTTTAAGCGTTATAATTAACCATCCTCTTTTGAGCGATGGGTTCGTTCCGCTGGCCAGCCTGAACATATATAAATATAATCGTTTTTATTTTTTTAACGATTGTTTATATTCTGAATTCTCCATTCGGCAACTCATATGGTCTGCCCAATGTAATAGATAAGGTAATTCCGTTTTTAATTGGAACTTCTCATCATATGAAATAAAGTATTTTTTACTAGCCTCATTATACAATCCATCAGCTAACATAATACCAATCATTTCTTTTTCAGTATATTTGATTCCATACTGATTTAACATCCACAATGCTCTATGGGTTACATCCATATAATGAAGTGAACCATTTAAAGTAAATTCTTCATTTTTATTTTTACGAGCCCAATCATTATCTTGTGGAAGATAATAGGGTTGTTTACCATCACCCAATTTACCTAAGTCGTGATGTAGTGCTGCGAACAATAATTCTTCAACTTCAAAATCTATAAATCCACCATTCTCTTTGAATTGCTTCATCATACCCATTGAGTTTTTACATACGTTCATAACGTGGTCAATATAACCACCCACATAAGCGGAGTGGAAATGAAGTTTACCGGATGCGGGTGCAATTGTTAATTCAACACCTAATTCATTTTCAGAATACATATGAAGTAATTGTTCCATACGTTCGGGTTGTTTAGCAAATGCTTTCCTAATAAAATTTAAGAACTTATCATAGTTCTCTTGTAGTTGGGTTTCAGTATAATTTCTCATAACACAAATATACGAATTTATTTTTTAATTTCCAAATTCTATTCTAAATCTTCACCTGTTAATACTTTATAAAGAATTTCTAATTCTTCTTCGGATGCACAATATCCCAATCCTTCAGTTCCTAATAGTTCTACAAAGAACGTTCCGGGTGCCAATCCCATATCTTTTAATATACCAATCTCATCCGTTGAATTTGATGTTAAGCGTGGTGCATATTCATCACCTCTACTTCGTGGAAGGGGTAGTGTATAATAGTAAACCTCTTCATCTGATTCACTACTATATTCACCTTCTTCATCATCTACACTCATCACATCACCAACTACATGCTTATACCACTTCTGTCTCTTAAATGTTTCATCGGTTAGTGGAGTTAATGGTAATTTTATTTCTTTACTTCTCATTATTCTAATACGATTTTTGTAAAAATTGTTTTTTTAGAAATACTATGTTTTGCTTTCAATACCAATGTATCACCAACCATATCCATAATAGGAGCTATCATATTATTTATCACACCATCCTTTCCACTATATGATACTGAATTTGTGGTTGGAACTAATTCATCTTTAGATGCTATCATTGGTGGTAGTTTTACAATAGTAAATTGACCTGTAAAATAGTTTATATAACTTTTAGTGATATAGGCTGTTGTATCTCCTTTTCGTAACCACCAATATAAATTACTTTCCCATTCTACTCTTTGTGGCGGATATGGTTCTTTTCCATTTACTAACAACCTACCTGTTACTCTATGTGATTGTGAACCACCTAATGTTATTAGTTTTAAATGGTAGTATCCGTTTTGGTCTAAAGGCAGTGATTGATTACCACTTCTTGTTAATACAGAATCTATTGTTAATGAATAGTTTTGAATGGGTATATTATCATCTTCTTTTGAACACCCAATTACAAATAAAAATGTTAAGGGGATTAGAATGTATTTCATTATAATAGTTTTTCCAAAATGCTTTCCCAATTAGGATATTCATTCCAAGTTTCAGTTTCATAAGCCCAACCGAATCGTAACAACTCTCCTCTAAATTCTTCTGCTCCGTTTTTCAATCTATCATCAATTAGATAATCACCCATTAGTAAATCCTTGCGGTGGGTAACGAACATTTTCTTGTGGAAAAGATTTCCAAAGTGAGTTTCAATCCAATATCTTTTGTCAGTAGCGGAATCAGGGTTTCCCCACGGAGCGGCGGTAGCGATGAACAACTCATACTTACCACTTTCTGCTAATTTTTTAACGGCCTCAATAGCCCCTTCAATTGGAGGAGGGTTTCTGAAAATACCTGGAATATGGTCTGGACATTTTCTGAATTTTTCTCTTAAGTGAGGATTGTTTTCGAAGAACTTATCGAATTCTTTACTCAAATCAACCAACACACCGTCCATATCGATGTAAACTATTTTTTTCATTTCTTTCATATTACTCTCATCATTTATTACATAGTAAAGATCAGAAAAATTATCCACATTTCCAAACTTTTTGAAGTCTATTTTCAAAATCGAAGCAAAAAATAAGCCATTGGTTTTCAATGGCTTATGTGTTTTTTATAATTAATTGATTATCAATACTATATTAATTTGCCGATATTTGGATGAAAACCTCCTCCTCAACAGGTGTATAATCTACTAGTATTTGGGTAGGATTTACCTCCCCCAATTCAATCTTCTCCTGCTCCTCATATCTCTCCAATACCCTTTTAACGATACCTGAACGAATACAATCTGCATTTGAGAACTCTATCTGATAGATACCCTCAACTCCACCTAATCGTTTCCATACATCATAAAACCCACTTTTTTGATAAGCAGGTATTCCATTGGAACGATATTTGTCACATTGTGAAAGGTCACCCTCTATAATCAATTTTGAAGTATCTGATATACGAGTTATTAGGGTTTTCAATTGAAGTGGTGATGCGTTTTGCGCCTCATCTAAAATGATATATGAATTTTCGATATTAATACCTCTTAAAAAGTTTAATACCTTAAATTCAATTGCACCCTTTTCTATTAATTTTTTTGTTTCAAACTCTCCTATAATTTTGTATAAAATATATAAAGATGATTCATTATGAACTTCCATCTTCTCCATTAAATCTCCAGGCAAATGCCCTAATTTATCTTCACCACCCACATCAACTGTTGGGTTGATTATTATTAATTTTTCTATATCAGAACCTTTATTTAACAACATCTCTAATCCCTTTTGAATTGATATGTATGTCTTTCCCGCACCTGCTAAAGCATGAGCCATAATAATGTTACTATCTTCCCTTTCTATTGCTTTATAAAATCTTTTTTGATTTTTAGTTTTGAATTTAACTTTACTCACCACTTTTGGAGTTGTATGAGTTTTTGGAATTTCGGTTATATCCGAACTTACTACCACCATTTTTTTTCTGCTCATATTATTTACTTTTTTTTAAAGTGTGTAAACAATAACTAAGATGGTCATACAATTGAAAATTGCTTTGTAACTTTTTTAAAGTTTCTTCTTTTTCGCTTGTCCATCGTTTTAATGTAACTTTCTATTTCAGAACATAGCTCATAATATTCTATGGTAATGCACAATTGTAACAACATTTCGAGCGCACACTTATACTCATTCTGATGTAGTATTGAAACCGCATCGGAGTCTCTGAATTTAATCAATAAGATGTAAGGCTTTTTAGTAGTGTGGGCTCTTTTAATTTTTGCGAATGTTTGTTCAATAAATTCCAATCCGTATTTTGATAAATACTTGTTGATGATTGGGTTGGATGAATTAAAATATTTCTTCCATCCAACTATCATATATGGTTTTGTTTTGGAACTACCCATACTGAACAATTTTGTTTCATAAAACAATTTGTAACTTTATTATAAGTATTCTAATTGTATAAAATAGGTTCTATTGTTTTTTGTATAATCAACGAATTATATATACTTTCAATAGTCCCGCCAAGTAATTTGTGGACTTCAACTATCAATTTAACACTATTTATTTTGTATTTATTTTCAAATTTCTCAGAGCCCTGCCAGTGGGAATATGAATTTTTAGGATTGGTTCTAATCTCATCATACGATAAATTATAATATGAAATCAATCGTTCCAATAAATGCTCACACAATATATGAGAAGTTAATGATTTATTACTAGCCAATTCAGAATTATGTTTGGACACAATATCTTCATTATCTAAAAATAATTTTCTTAGGGTTTTATAAGAATCTATATAATAGTTCAACAACCCATTGTTACCCTTCCATCTGATTAGATTTGTTGATATACTATTTTTTGAATTCGTATTCCACTCAGGTATTAAATTTACTATATTAAACTCATTTAATAATTTTAAACTATCGTTTACTGATTTTGGTATATCGTTTTTGATTAGTTGATCAAATGAAACAAATATAGTAGGATTCGTATTGAATTCAATTGGTGAATATAAAAACATATCACCATCTATAGTTGCGTAATCATCCGTTCTGGTTTCCCAAATATGGATTTTTAAATCATCGAATAAAATATATTCAATGTTATCGGTATTATGAGTTTCATCAAAATATTCTCCAATCCTAACTATGGCATCGGTTGTTCCATATAATACCGTCTCATATCCTAAATCTTTTGCTAAATGAACGGATAGATAAAACATATCATACACATATTGATTATGTGGATGTTGTGGATTTCTATTTGCTAGACTCCAAACTAATTTCATAACTTATGTAGTTTAAATTACCTTTGATTATAACGTGTATTGTTGCCCCCACCCATATTATCTCTACCATTATTGTAGCCGCCGCCATAAGAAGAACCACCTCCACTACCTACGCTTGATCCACCACCTCCGCCACCTGTAGATGGTGTGGATGGTGTTGTAGTATTTGATGTTGAATTTGATGGTTGTTTTATCGTTATTATTTTTACATTAAATGGACCCGATACTTCTTTGAATCTTACAAATAATCTTGCATATTGTGACATCCCAGGTTGTGCAATCTGAGCTTTTGGAACATCCATATATCCCACTCTGGCTGTTTTAGCATCATCAAATATTTCAAATAAACCATTACCTAAATAGTTACCTATAAATTTATCCCCTTCATTAATTCTATAAAGTTCTCGAGAAGTTGTATTTCGCGTTTCTCTTACAGCTCGTGGTTCTCTATTTAAATTTTTAACCCTTCGATATTCCCATTGGTATGCTTGTATATTTTCTTCAACAATTTCTACAGTTGCCACATCTGTAACTAAACTTTTTGGTTTTGGTATTTCTGGTAAAGTATATTGAGATAATTGTTTAGCTGATAGAACGCCATTTGTTTCTATTTCATCTAATCCAACTGGAGATACTACCCAATCTATATATTTAACAAGTGATATATAATCATATGAACCATCTGCTAATACAAAAACATTTTTTGTTACGTTAATTTTTTTACTATTTTCGGTAACCTTTAAATTTGCTATAATTGAAGCAATATCATTTAGGTTATATTTAACTAAAAATTCAGATTGAAATGTAGATTTTATAAAGTATGGATTTGATTCATTATAAGAAGTAATCAACTCTGTATAATAACTAGGAGATGTATAAATCGTATCATCAATTGAAATTAGAAATCTAAAGCTTGTATCAGGAACTATTACCAATGGATCAAATGTTGGTATATCGAAATCCAACTTATTTGTATCAAAATTACCCTCTAATGTAATAGTATCTAAAGCAGTCTTTTTATAATTGCTTGTAGTTGGATAGGTGTTTTGTTGTTGTTCTAAAATTATATATTCCATACGAATAAATATAACTTATTCGTAATATTGGATTTTAACACCTGCTTCGTTAAACATTTGTAAACTCCTCTTACCACTCTCTTCCCATTTAGGCCCTTTAGCGCCAACTTCACCAACCTCACAAACGATAGTTGTAATTCCGGCATTTATAATACCTCTACAACAATCTGCACAAGGAATTCCACAAGTTAGATACATTGTAGTTCCTTTAGTAGAAACTCCGATTCGGGCTGCGTTGTAGATAGCATTACGTTCGGCATGTTCGAACCAAAAGTATTTCTCAGGTCTTTCTTGTCTTTCGGATATATCATCGCTTATTCCTCTCGGAAATGAGTTATAGCCGGTAGATACAATTTCGTTATCTTCCCCAACTATAACTGCTCCGATTTGAGTTCTTTCATCTTTAGATTTCAATTTAACCTGATGAGCTATGTTACGGAAGTATTCTTTCCAATTCATATAAAATCTATTTCATTTGTAGATTTATCCCAATCAAAGGTTAATGGATTCTGAGTGAATTCATATCTCTCATCTAAAACGGATGCGTTAATGAAATGAGTATCTCCGTTGGTAGTGTATCCATATCCACTATGGATGTGTCCACATATATGAATCTTTGGTTTAAATCCTAGGATTCTATTTGTAAGTAATTCGCATCCCAAACTTTCACTTCTACCAACTACCTTATCAACATAACCCCAAGCAGGTCCGTGAGTAATTAAGATATCAGTATCATCATCAATCATATTCCACTTTTGTTGTAACTCAACTCCGTTGCGTGGAAGATTAAAAGCCCAATTATAAAATTCAGGCTGCCAGGGAGAACCCCATATTTTTATTCCATCAATTGTAACCCAATTATCTTCTAAATAATTAATCCACTTATATGAGTTAATAATTTGAGATATTTCTTCAGCTCTTATTTGAAAACCAAAATCGTGATTTCCTGCTATGAATATTTTTGTATTGTAATTATCAACCGATTCAAACCATTCACAAAATTCGTTAATATCTACATTACTACCTCTATTACTAATATCACCTGCATGGATTAGTATATCTCCACCTGGAAGATATCCATTCAGTTCCATATGTTTAGTATGGGTATCTGATATTGTTGTAATTCTTACTTTGCCCATTTTCCTCTTTGAACGATTTGAGCAATCACACCATATACGGATAAATCCTCATATGTATCTTGAATAGGTTCACCAACCTCATCGGGCTGTCCTAATACTACCAATTGTTTTAAACGTTGAACCTTATCGTTAATTCTAAACCATAAACCAGTTAGGGATAACTTAACATCATCTTTAGTTTCCAATGCAGTTCCTACGGAAATGTTACCAGGTCCATAATTTCTTTGTTTCTTACAAAATGTAACATACATTTCATCTAAAATGTTTTTAAATTCTTCGCAAGTTTGAGGATAGGTTCTTTCACAAAACTCTATCGCTGTCTCTTCTTTTGGTGTGATTTCTGACATAAATTGTGTTTAAATAGTTTTATTAGTTCCCAAATATACGAATAAATTTTCACATATCCAAACAAAACAAACTATATTTTTATTTTTGAAAAATATTGGTCAAAAAACAGCTTTTTGGAAAAGTAGCGCAATATATATTTTCGTATGATGATATACTAAACTTCAGTCACCTAATAAAGTTGGAAGGCTGTTGGACCAGGTAAATACATTTTTGTACAAGTTTTAACGCAGCAGTACACGGGGACAGGGACACAGTACATAAGAAAGACAACAAGAAAATATTAAATAAAAAATTAATACAAGACTACTAAAGATCTACAAACGAACCATCCACATTTTCAACAACCTTATAAACTCTTTGAGTTGGGTCATCATTGAACAATTCATCTTTTTTGGATATTGCCTCTTCTAAAGTATCGAATTCATCAATAGTATCATTACCATTTAATTTCAATACCCATATCTGTCTTTTTGCCCAATTTGCATCTCCCATATTTACATCGGATGGGACTAATTGTTTTTGAACTACAAATTTTTTCATATTATTGTATTTTAGCGGTTTCTTTAAACCTACCATCTAATTTCCACATTATCTTATTCGATATATCTCTTGCCCTATCATCTTGTTCTGAAAAATGTAGATAAAGAAAAAATATCTGAAATGATAATGCAAACATAACCCAAACTAAAGCCAAACACACTATTGTGTTTAGAAGTCCGTGATATAACTTATTTAGAATGGATTTCATTTTATTTTTTTAGTTTAACTTTCCAATACACACCACCTTTGATATATGGAGTAAACACACCATTAGTTCCATCGATTGTTGTATTGTTGACACCCACACCTAAATTGTATATCTTATCGGATTTAGAATTAATTAATAATCCAGCCCCTATAAAATTTACAAAATCACCTCTATTAAATCCACCCTCTAAACCAACAAACACTTTTCGTTTAAAAGGTTCGGGTATTTTAAGAGTATCTACTATTGGTGTTATTTTAGTTGTGTATTTTCTACCTATTAATTTGTTTTGTGAAATCGTATCGGTTATTGTAATAGAACCCTGTTGTTTATCAAACTTATATGTGTTTACAAATACGTTCTTACTATTCAAATAGTTGTTTACAATAAAGCTTGTGTCTACTAATGCTTGAATTGTATCGTGAACTGCAAATGGTATTAGTTTTTCAACTTCTATCGGCACTTCAACTTCATATGGAACTTCTACTTCAATCGTATCGTGTATTGGAGTTAGATATTCATTACCAACTTTAATTTGCTTCTCAACAATTTTAGTTCGTTTAGGCATAACACCAAACGGGTCAAAAGATACTAATGATAGTATAATCACTAATATTAAAATGATAATATTTTTTAACTCTAAATGTTTTTTCATATTACTTAACTAAAAATAATACAGTCATTATTAATGCAATACCAGAACCCGCTTTATAAACAGCTGTCTTAAACTTTTGAACTTTAAGTTCTTTTAATAGTTTATCTGACTTTTCTCTTTCCAAAGAAAATTGTTGGTCTTTCTTATCTATAATAACATTTAAGTTAGTGATTTTTTCATCTTTCAAACTATCCTTTTGTTTATATAGGTCAATTTGTAGATTCTTCTCATCTAACATTTTATATACTTCCTTTAATTCAATTTTAGCACCATCCCCACTAAGAATATCCTTAATGACTAGACGTGCTGTCGGAACTTTTAAGGGTACTATCGAGTCTTGCTTCACCGGCGTTTGATTCGTAACGGTCTGAGAAAAACTTGAGAAGGTCGTGAATAGTATAATCACTAACAGCATTAACTTTTTCATTTGTTTGTGTTTTAATTAGGTTTATGTTTTTGTTGATTGTTGTTACTCTTGTTTCCACTACATTAATTTCATCATCTACTTTAGCAATATGGGTATCAAGTACTTCGTTTGCAGTTTCAACTGAATCTATCTCATTTTGTAAAGAATCAATTTTTCGGTTATAAGCTTCCACATCAGTACGAATACTATTGTTAGTAAAAATGTTATAACCCACCAAAATAATAAGAATAACTAATATGATATTTTTTAAAATGTTCATAATTTATTTTTTTGTTTATGTGTATAAATATAGTTTTGTATAATTTAAAGAACTTTCATCAACTTATTAGGAAAATCCTATTTTTCTTTATTTTTTAACATTTATGTCGATATATATATTAAAATAATATAATATATGATACATTTACTTATAACTCTTATCTTAATATGTGGTTCATTGGGAGCTACTATTTCTAAAACAACAAAGGATTATGGATTCAGAAAGCAACGTCAACATACTGAACCATTAAAGTTGGATTAAAACATCATCTTTGAACCAATTTGGAAATTGTTCAATAAAGTAAATTTAGGTTCAAATGTCATAGCTCCTCTATATGATGTTGATAGTGCAAATCTTTTACTAATTTTGTAATCATATCCTAACCCAATAATTGCACCAGGCGTTCTACTTACTGAACTAGCTCCTGTCATTGTATTCCAAGCTATTGGGGATTGCATTACGAATACTTGTGGAGTTAGAGTTACCTTTCTATTATATTGAAATGGTTTCATCCAAAATCCAACTGCGGATGCACTTAGAGATACATCATATCCACCACCACCCACTCTCTGCATCATAAGGGTTATAATACCAACATTATATCCCATCGTTCCCCATTTAGGATGTGGTTTGATGTAGGTGTATCCATTAAGATTCATTAGAGTTCCTTTAAGGTAAGCAAATGTAGTTCCATATGAATGTATTGCGTTTAGTTTACCATCCTCAAAATCCATCTTAGTAATACCACCACTTAGGGCGAATTGGTCCATAGTGCTCCAAATCAATGCGGTAGCTGAATATGATTTATCACCCATTAGAGATGAACGAGATACACCTACACTCATCATTACAGCGTATCTACCTTCGTTATCTTCAGTTCCCGCCAAATCAGATGCTAACATCATTGGGTTTGCTACCGATTTCTTTTTTTCCTCTTTTTTCTTTTCTTCCTTCTTCTCCTCTTTCTTTTCTTCTTTAGATTCTTCCTTCTTCTCCTCTTTTTTCTCCTCTGACTTTGATTCTTCTTTCTTTTCTTCAGATTTGCTTTCAGACTTAGATTCCTCTTTTGATTCAGACTTGCTTTCAGACTTGCTTTCCGATTTTGTTTCAGATTTGGTCTCCGTTTTGGTTTCGGTTTTTGTTTCCGATGATGAAGATGAACTGCTTGATGAAGATGATGAAGAACTACTGCTAGAACCTCCAGAAGCACTGCTTCCTGATGAGGAAGATGTTGGTGGTGGTGTAGAACTAGCGGATGAAGATGCTGCTCCAGAAGCGGCTCCAGATGCTGCCCCACTTGCAGCTCCAGATGCCGCAGAACTTGCGGCTCCACTAGCTGCAGAACTTGCAGCAGAAGATGCGGCTGAACTAGCTGCTTGAGTTGCTGCTGCCGATGCCGCTTGAGATGTTGCCTGTGCTACTGCATTAGTTACCGTTTGTTGAACTACTTGAGAAGTTGGACATCCCATTGTTGAGTATGCCGTATAAGTTGCGGTTATCCAAAGTTGAACCGCACCTGCCATTACTTCTTGTGGTGAGAATACTCTGATCTGACTGTAAAACGATACCGTTGCAAACCCATTTACCATTGTTGTAGTGGCTACTTTAATTTCACCAGTACATTTATCCTTATAAGTTTGGGTATAGGTTTGCCCTATCGCCGTTTGAGCGAATGAACATATAACAATTATCAGTAAAGGAAGTATCCATTTTTTCATTTAGAAGTTTACACCCAATCCAAAAGTTTTGCTATTGATTATCGGGTCATAATCAAACTTTATTGTTAAATTTTTAAAATCATGTAACGCTCCTATTTTAACAGTTGTAAATCTATCTCTATATTTTGGAAAAGTAATATATCCAATATCATCCTTACCTCTCCACTTCACATCTTCAGTCACACTACCAATCATCATGTGGATACCTGTTCTTTTGATTCTCTTACCAATACCAACATAGAAACTACTTTGTTTTACCAAATCATTCACCATTGGAAAATCGACTTGTGTTATATTACCATAAGGAAAGAATGTTGAATTATCTCTTTCAAATGTTGAATTGTATTCAGCTATAAAATATGCTTTGTTTCCCATTGTAAAAAATCCACCAATTTGATTGCCGCCTGTTTTCTGAATACCAAAACTAATTACAGGCTTCTTACCTCTAATTGTATCTCTCTTACCATCGTTATAAACATAAATTCTTGCAGGTTGGCGGTATCCCCAATCGTTCCAATAGAACGATGGTTGCCAAAAGTTCCATCCAAAGCCAGGTGCTCCCCACATATTCCATCTGTTCCATCCCCATCCCCAATCATTCCATAACCAAGGGTTATTGTTAATGATTATGTTAGAACCAGGTTTTGTTTGTCGTGGTCTATTGAACTCTCTCGGTCCATCGTTTCTCCACATACTTATATCACTTCTCTGCCCTTGTATGGAAGGAGTTGATGTTCTAGGTTGTGGATGATTACTTCTCCAATTACTAACTTGTGAGAAAGCTAGTGTTGGGATAAATGCCAATAAAAATAATAGGTTTTTCATAGGTATATTATTTAGTTACCTATAAATATAAAAAAAGGGAGTATTCACTCCCTTTTAATGTTAATTTCCTTTAGATGGGAATCTAGTCCATCCATTAACCCATACAGGCTTATCTAATTCAGGTATTACCACATCTATCTCCTTATTACTCTTTGAAAGTGCTAGAGTTTTCAATTGGTCATTTGTTAAGATTGTAGTTGCTTTACTGATAAAGTTTAAGGTGGGATTAAATGTTCCTACTGAATTGTTTTCAAATACTGAAACTCCATCTTTTACGAATCCTGCAGTTTCATTACTTTCCAAACTTAAACCACCTTTCATCCAACCCCAAATAATACTATTCTTCATTGTGAATTGAGTTGCTCTCCTAAATCTCAAACCTAAATTGTGGTTTGCTAAAGCAGAAGATACATTTGGTCCAACTAAAATCATATTGTAAAGTTTTGGATGTGTGTATGGAGTTGCCGTTGAACCTGTTCCATCATTATCACATTCTACACCATTTCCAGCATCACCATTATCTACGAATTGTGGGTCTCTCTTTGCTACACCATTTGTAATAGTTCCAGTGAATCCAAAATCAAAATCAAAATCATCATCTGCGGTTGCGAATGCATATAAGTTTCTAGGTGATACAGTTCCACCAAAGAATTCAAATGCATCATCGTTGGCGTAAATAGTTTGAACATTTTCAATGATTGTTCCACTACCAACTCCACCTAATGTTAGTGCGTTGATTTCAGAATTTGGCATTGCTGCGATACCTGCGTATTCTATTCTTACAAAACGAAGAACACCACTATTATCTAAATCGTTTGTTCCACCATAAGGTCTACCAATACCACCTTCGATTGTTGGTTCGGATGTTCTATTGGTTTTTGCTCTACCCAGTATAACGATACCACCCCAATCGCCAGGTTGCTTCTCACCATTTGCTCTACCCGATGTAAATACAATTGGTTTGGTTGCAGTTCCTTCCGCAATTATTTGTGCTCCTCTTTCGATACACAATGCTCCCTTTTCAGCAATATCGGATACGATTGTTGTACCCGGCTGAATGATAAGTTTAGCTCCATCGGTTACATATACATAACCTTTCAATGTCCAAACTTTATCCGCAGTTAAAGTTGTTGTTGTATTGATGTTGCCTGAAAGTGTAGTTGATGTTGGGATGTTAATTGGTGCAGTATCTCCACCACCTAATTCCTTTTCGCAACTCAATAATCCAAATGCTAAAATAGCCACTAATAGTTTTCTCATAAATTTAAATTTAATGTTAATGAAATTGTTTGTTCGTTGTTTGTTTTTATCAAATTTCGGTTTTGTAACTTTTGATAATAGATTGATGGTTGCGCAAATACATCACCTATTGCCAATTTTATTTCTCCTTTCGGAAGTTTATGTAAAAGAGTTATATCCAATACATCTCTACTATTTTCAAAGATGTTTGGGTAACCCTGAAATCCTACTGCTGATATTCTATCTCCAACTCTATTGTAAGTTATGTTGATAGTATTTTTCTTTTTGTGAATGTTTACTCCACTATTTAACACATAGTTTGATTGTCCTTGCAATTGTCTTTTTACACCATTCACTTCTACTTCCGAATTCATTACCGAAGCGTTTGTGTAGAAATCAAACCAATCATTTATCTTTTTACGAACTTCCAATTCAACACCATATAGGATAGCTGAATTAGGGTTTGTATAAGTTAATAATAAGTTTGATGGAACTGAACCATCTGCTACAATTTGTTCAATCGGTTTAATGAAGTTCTTACCAAATAGAGAAAGTGAAATGTTCTCACCTGCCTTTGGATACCATTCGTATTTAAGGTCTACATTATATATGTCAGATTTTTCTAACTTTGAGTTTCCTAATATTTGTGCGTTTCTAACAAAATCATAATAAGCAAAATTAGCTACTTCTCTAAACTCCGGTCTTGCTAATGTTTTACTTAATGAGAATCTATACTTTGTTTTTTCTTCGTTGTATGAAATGTTTAAGGATGGTAGTATATCCAAATATTCTCTATCTACATTTACTTTCTGTCCACTAAAATCTGCGGTTGATACATCGAATAAATTATACTCACCTCTTAATCCGGTGTTTAATTTCCATTTACCAAATTCAGTATCATACATTGTGTAAAGAGAACCCAAATCAAAATCGGCTGTGTATTTGTCCGTATTGTTTGTAATCTCATCTAACATATCAGTTGATAGGTTACGAAATATTCTAGCATTAAATCCTCTGATTCTTTTTAAGTATCCACCACCCACTTTAATATCTCCAAATTGTTTGTTGATATTACCATTGAAAGAATTCTCATCCATCACACTCCAAAAACGATAGGTATCTCTCCATGCAGTTTGGTATGGCTCATTTACTCCTAATGATTTTGTAATTGGATTAATTCGGTAATCAGGTTGCTCTCTGAAAGTATATGTGTATCCTACATTGAAATCTAATGTCTTAACCTTACCATCTAATTGAGAACTGATTACAACATTGTTAATATGATTTGATGCAGTAGATAAAACATTCTGAACATTATCAAAGTTATCACCATTACGGGTTAAGTATGTATCATCTTTTTGATAGTTCACTAATGTTTTCCAACTATATCTATTCTCACCTAAATAGGTCAAATTGAATAAACCATTTGTAGAAAATCTTTTTGTAAATAAAACATCTTTGTAATCATACGCCAATTCAGTTGATGATTGGTAATCCTTTCTATCAATGTTATTTAGTGTGAATGAGTTTCGGATTGTAGAACTCAATAGAGAATTCCATTTACCTTTCGTATATCCGAATGATAATCCTCCGTTTAAGTTTGGTAGTGATTGAAATGATTCCGTAGATGGGTTACCAAATAGTTTAGTGTATGCTCTCTTATCGCCATTTCCACTAATTCGATATTTGTATGTTGATGGGAATGTGGAAGGGAAATCGGTAGATTGAACTAACTTGAAATCTTTCGAAGTTGAAACCGAGCCCCAACCACTTCCCAATGAGATATTAAAAAAGTTGTCAGATACTTCTTTTGTTGTTATTTGAACCAGCCCACCACTCCAATCACCTGGCAGATTTGCTGATGCTGATTTGGCAACTATGATGTTATCGATTAGTGATGTTGGAATTATATCGAATGAAAATGCTCTCCTATCAGGTTCAGTTGATGGTAATTGTGTTTTGTTTAGTAGTGCCGAATTGTATCTATCTGCTAATCCTCTTACTAATACAAACTTATCGTTTTGTATTGTTACACCACTTACTCTTTTAAGTGCATCACCAACATTTCTATCGGGAGTTTTCTTAATAAAATCAATTGATAATCCATCCGATACAACATTACTATTTCGTATTGTTCTTACAACTGCCGCTTCGGTTACCTTTTGAGAAACACTTCTTACAACAACTTCGGATAGCTGTTTTGCATCATCAGGAAATACAATATCAAATTCAGTGTCCTTATCAAACACTACTTCGTTTGTATATTCAGTATATCCAACAAATGTAGATTTGATTTGGTATTTTCCTTCTTTTAATACAATAGAGTATTTCCCATCCGTATCTGATATGGTTGTAAATACATCACCATTTTGGTTTTTGAAAGAAATGTGTGAAAAGTAAAGTGTTTCCGATTTGGATTTTGTAACACCTTTGATAGTTACTTGCGAAAATAATATATTCGGCAAAAGTAATAATAAAAAAAGAAACGATTTCATAAATTATTAAGTTAGTTCCTCAATAACTATGGAATCGCTTCTCTAAATAGGTTAAATCTATATTATGAAATTATTAAATTACTAATCTTTATATAATATGTTTGAAAACTTTGAATACATATATTTTTCGAACAATCGGTTTTCTAATTTTTTGAATTTAGCTGATTGATCTCTTTTACCTTTATATGCATCCCCTTCCGTTTCTAATTTTATCTGATGTGTTAGTTCGTGTATTATTGCATATTCGGGGTCTATCATTTTTTTTACATCAAAAGAAATGTAAAGAGGTTTCATCGTTTTAACATTAAATGTTGTTGCAGCTCCACCATACGCAACGTTACCAAATCTTACAGGTAACGGAGTTATCTTTTCGTTTTTACATAAGGCCTCATAATACGCTTTTATATTAGCTGGATTACGGTCTCCTTCGTTTAATATATTATTTAATTTTATCATAGAACTATTTTTTTATCTATGTTATATTTTTCGTAAAAGTTATTAAGAGTTTTGACTAAATCATTAATCATATCCTTTGCTTCTTGTTGAGATTTAATATCTCCTGCTGCAAAATCCGTCTTTGTTAATATAGTAGATATTATTTCTCTAGCACGCATACCTTGTACTGAAAACTTTTCATCAATGGTTTCTTCTACTAATATATTCTTTAACTTAATCATTAGTTTGGAAAAATTCCTTTTTTAATCATTCTATCTAAAATTCTAGCACAAGCTATATCCAATGCTTTCTTAGTTGCAATTGAAATAGTTGATTGATTGAATTTCATTTCATCAACAGTTGCATCTGATAATAGAGTTAGTTCTCTTGTTGTTTTTGCTTCACCCAATCCACTTGCTCCAAATACTACTCCAGTCTCTGCGTTGGTAAAACGAACCTGTAAACCAATACGAGTTACCATAAGGTTCTTCACACCATCTTTAAGGTTTACTGTCTCATCTTCCGATACTGAATAATCATAACATTCAATTGTCACAAAGTATTCTGCTAAGTTAATCTTTCCTCTACCATCTAATTTGTTTTCGGAAATACCAGCTTGCGATGCTTGGAATTGCTTAACCATTCGGTTCTTAATTTCCGTTTTATCTTCGGTAAATTTGAAACGATTTAGGTTTTCCAAATATTCCATTGAAATGTTAGCCACACCCAAACCAACTCTTTTTTCTTTAAGTTCAGGATACATTTCATACATCTCATCACTAATACCTGCTTTTAGAATTTGGATAGGAATTTGCTTTCCTTCATAATCTAAGAATTGAGAAATATCAATTGCGGTTTCAAATGATGCTTTATATTGCTCGGTTTTTGTGCTTCCTACTGTTTGAGCAACAACCACAACACTGCTTAACAAAAAGAAACTTAATAATAGAGATAATTTTTTCATACATAGTTTGTTTATATTATAGATATAAATATAAAAAAAGGGAGAAATTGTGTTTCTCCCTCTTAATTTACTTTACATTTGGATCTTCCAAATTTTTAATGTATTCATCAATCAACCTACTTACGGCTTCAGGTTTTTCATCCGCTTTAAACTTAACCTTTATTTTAGCCATACCTGCTTCAGTTGGATTGTAACCGGAATCAACTTCAATCCCTTTGATATTGTGTTCATATCCTTTTTTCTTAAATAACCCCAATAGAGATTTTTTAAGACTGGATACTTCTTTATCTTCATCACCAAATATAAGCCTACAAGAGAACTCAATATCTAATTCATCCAATCCAATAGATGAGTGGTCCGCTAAAATATAAAGAGGAACAACCAAATCTTTACCACCTATATTAAAGGAAGTAGTTTTGGGTGTTCCATCTTCATTGAAATAGTTTCGGAGAGCATTAATATGCTGTCTTTCACTTATACCTTGAGAAACCATAGCGGCCTCTAAGAGACCGCCAACTAGTTCCTCTACATTTAATCTTGCCATAATATATAACCTTTATTTTTTAATTATTACTTTCTTTCTTCAGTAAGTGGAATTAAAGATGGTTCTAACATTTGAGTTAGGTAATCTGATAATTTCAACATACCTTCAGTTGCTGGTAATTGTTCA